CCATCGCGTTCACATCGGCGGCGGTGAGCACGTGCTCCCCAGCGGAGAGCATGGCGGGAATTAGGTCCGACTGCGGACCCCCTGGACCGGAGATGCCGCCCCCTGTGGCATGAGGCGGTGCGCCGAGATTGGGGAGTTGCAGGTCAAACGGGAGCGGCGGGTCGAAGGGCGACGCGGGCTTCTTCGCCGATGGTGCGGGTGCTGGGGGCCCGTTGGGTGCACTAGGTGCAGGTCCGATGATCTGGAAGCCGTTCTGGACCGCATAGCTCCGCGGAAGTGGCACGACCCCGGACTTTGTCTGAGCCATAACGACGTCACTGCCGGGGGCGCTGGGTGAACCAGAGGGTGGGGCAGACGCGCCTGCGCCCGTGAGTCGGTTGTAGTAGTCGAGTGCCTGACCGCGGAATGACCGCACATAGTCGGGCCCGTAGGTGCCGACTTGGACTTTCACCGCTCCTGCGTAAGGGTCCATATTCAGGCCACCGCGAGCGATGAACTGGTCGACGAAACCTGTTGCCGCACTGACCGGATCGGTTCGGTTGCCGTATTTGTTGTAGCCCGAGTCCTGCTGGAATACCCCCTGAACAACGGTGCCGCTTTGATTTTGCGGAACATTGGTCATCGAGTTGGATCCCAGGCCGCTTTCGAGAATCCCCACCGACAGCGCGGCGAGCGTCTGCTCCTGGTTGAGCCCGCGCGCGCGTGCCGCGTTGATGATGTCCATCGCCACGGCGTCTTTGCCCGCTGCCCCCGGCATAGAGAGCGGCGGCTGCACCGATCCTGGAGCACCGGGCCCAGACGGTGAGTACCCCGATGAGGACGAACTCGATGATGGGTAACCTGAGGAGCTCCACGGGGACTCCCCGCTCGCGCTCGTCGGCGACGCGCTGGACGCAGGGATATTGATCTGTGGTTGGGTGTATTGCGGCCCGAACGCGCCCTGCGCCGCGGCGACACCGAGCGCCCCGAACCCCGTCGAGTTACCCACCTGCGCCGCCAGTTGGCCTTCCATGGGCGCGGCGGCCAGCGACGCGATGAACCTGACCAGGTTGTCCGCCAACCCCGGCAAGCCTTTCGACAGCCCGAAGTCGGCGTCGAGTTTCGCGCCGATGTCCCCGAACGCCGCACTGGTTTTCGACAGGGCCGTCTGCAACGACAGTTGGGCGGTGTACTCGTCTTTTTCGGCTTTGGCGAGGTCGTTGCGGGCTTTCGTCAACTCGTCTGCGGTGTGCGCGCCGTCCGCCTCGACCTGCGCCAGATTCGCGCGGGCGTCCGCGGTGGTGTGCTGCGCCTCCAACAAGTGCTGCTCGGCATTGTACTGCGCTTCCGTCTCACCCGGCCGGGGCGGCGCGCCGTAGCCCGGCCCGTAGGGGGTTTCGGGTTTGGCGAGTTTCTTCTTCTTCTCATCCTGCAACCGCAGATCAGCATCATTTACGGCGTGCTCGGCGTCGATGACGTCGTTTTTGGCTTTGAGGACATCTTCAGCTTTGGCGGTGTTGTCGGCTTCCAAAGCGTTGAGGTCAGCCTGTCTTTGTGCGAGGTCGTGGTCGGCTTTGATTTTGTCGGTGCGGGCGTTGTACTCGGCCTGCGTCTCCCCCGGTTCGGGTGGGGCGCCGAACTCCGGAGGCATCGGAACAACCGGCCCTTTGTCTTTGCCTTTGCCTTTGTCGAGGGCGCCGGCGATGTCCTGCGGCGGTGGAGGCGGTGGGGGTGGTTTGGTTCCCAAATGCAGCGGGTCGAACGAACCGAACTGGTTGAACGGCCCAGCAGGGTTGAGGGGGGTGAACCCGCCGCTATCCGGAGGCGGCGGTGCGCCTGGCGGAGGCGGCAGCAGCAGCCCTGCCGGGCCTCCCGGTGGGGGCGGGACGGATGGTCCCACAGCGTCCGGTGTGCCGTACTGGTAGTGCGGGTCGTTGCCGCTCGGATTAGCCAAAAACCCCAGCGAAAGGTTAGCGATCTTGTAGGCGAAGTCGCCTAACGGTTTGAGCGCATCCTCAATATTGTTCTTGACGAGTTGCCAGTTATCGGCCAACGTCTTCGTCCGATCAGCCATGTCCTGAATTTTCTGGTCACCATGGCTGCTGGTCAGCGTGTCATTGAGGTCTTTGACGTTGAGGTTGCCGGAACGGACATCGTCAACGAACTTTTGCGCGCCCCGCGCACCGAACACCTTCACCGCCAAATCGATAGCTTCCCGATCCCCGATCGCGGTGTGAAGGTCGAGGAAACCCTTCATTTGGGTGATGGTGTCCTGCAACCCGTGTTGCAGATCAATGCCGTGGGAGGCGAACGTGTCGGCGGCGTGGTTGAGCGCCATCACCGTCGTGCCGGCGTCGATGCCCTGCTTGTCGAAAGCCTCGATCAGCGCCGTGGTCTCACCCATCGACAAACCCATCGAACGGGCCGCGGGGCCGAGTTCTTTCACATCGGAAATGAGCTCGTTCACCGGGATCAGCGTTTTGGTGGACGCGTCGTACATGGCGTCGAGGGCGCCGCTGGCCTGGGTGGCGTTCTCGCCGTAGCCGCGCATCGCCTCACCGAACTCGCGAACGTTGGTGGTTTCACCAGTCTTTTTGTCCAGTTCGGCGATCTGCTGCGTCAACCGCTCCAACGGAGCCCCGGACGTGTCGAACGCAACCGACACTTCCGCCCCGATTTTCCCCAACTGCTCCACCGACGCTGCTGTCTTGGTGGACAGTTCGTCAACGGAGTGGGTGAGGCTGTCGAGGTCCGACCCGACTTTGCCGGTGGTGATGGTGATGGTGTTGGAGACGCTTTCGAACTTCTCCCCCAACCCCACCAAAGCTGTCCCGACAGCGGCGGCGGCGACACCGATCCCGGCGATCGCCCCCCCGGCGACCAGCGCGCCGGCCGAGATTTCCACACCCATCGCCGACGCCGCGTCGGTGACACTGGAGAACAGGCTGCTCGACGGCAGCATCGACTGCAACCCGGCAGCCAGAGAGCCAGCGGCTTCGCGGCCGTGGGCGGTGAGGTCGGGGGCTTTGATGTGCTGCCCCAAATCGGTGTTGATCCGCGACGCCATCGTTTCGGCGAAGTCCCGACCGGCCTGGTCGCCGTGCCGCGAAATGTATCGCAGCGAGTTCTCCAACTGGCCTTGGGCCCGCGCTGACGCTAAATGCTCCGCCAGCTGCTGGGTCATCGCCTCGCCGGCTGTGCTGCCGGCGTCGCCGAACGCCCGCTCCGCGGCCCGCACCGCCGACTGCGACGCAGCCTCGTCTAGCTGCGGAACAACGAGCAGCTTCAGCGCCATCTACGACCAGCCCATGTCGGCGTAAAAATCTTCATCGTCTTTTTGGCGGTCCTCTTCTTCAGCTTCACTGTTTTCGAACCGTTCACGGCGCTCCAACGGGTCGAGGAAAACCGTTGCGTCATAAGCGTTTTCGCCGCCCGCATACAGGGAGGCGCGGTGCAGCGCCGTTTCGTTGTGCAGCCCTTTGAGGATCTGCATCCACTCGGGCCACTGCCCGTCTCGGCGCGCCGTCTTGTAGCGGCTGGCTTCGGGTAGCTCCTCAAGCAGCACCAGCAGCCGACGAGACGACAGTTTCAGCGCCCCGTACTGGTCTCGGGTGCCGCGATGCCAGTCGTAAATGTCGGCTTTGGGTAGCAGACCGGATTCAATCTCCGTCGGCCACAGCCGCCACACCGCTATCGCTTCCCACACTTTTCGGATCGGATCTCTCACGCTCCTCGATGCGCCGATCCAGCCGTGCGAGTGTGGCGGTGACGTCGGAGGCGCGGCCGCCGCCGGCTTTGAACCGCTTGTATTTTTCTTCCCCGAACAGGGCGATCGCGACGCGCACCGGGTAGGCGGGTTTGATCAGTTTCCCGTTTTTGCGGTACGGCGTTTTCAGTCCGCCGCGAATGGTTTCCGCCGGGAGCACAGCGGTTTCGTTGCCGTCTTTGTCTTTGAGTCGGCGTTCGGGGATTTCGATGTCGGGTTCGTGATCCCAGCTTTCGGTTTCCAACTCGAGTTCGTTGAGCGCTTCGCGCTGGTCGTCGTCGAGTAAGCCGCGTTGCGGGATTTCGAACACTTCACCGTCGACGACGATTTCGACGCTCGCTAAAAACCCTGTCGCTTCGGCGGCCTGTTCGCGGGCCTGCTGCGGTGTCAACCGTTTGTCGGGCATGGGGCTGTTCCCTCTCACCTATGGGGCTGTTTGTGGGGTTTCAGGCTCGCCGGGTGGGTGAACAGCCCCTGAACCCCCACCCGGCGAACGGGGGGTTATGAGCCGACGTCGGCCATCGCCGCCCAGCCGGTGCCGCCCACCCACGTGTACTTCAGGATGGGCCGGTACACGCCGTCGACGACCGCCATGAAGAACGAGTCGGGCAGCGGCTCATATTCGAGCTCGGCGGCTTCGGAGTCCTTCTTGTCTTTCTTCGACGCGCCGATGTTGCTCAGCCGGCACAGCGAATACCCGTCCACCACATACACGGGCAGGCCGCGTTTGTTGAACTGCGACACCAACAGGATTTGGCGTTCCACGTTGTCGGCGTCGACCGGTTTGGCCCACCCGGCGGGCAGCATGCCGGGCGCTTCGACGAGCACGTTGCCGTTGGCGTCGTTGAGCGGCAGGTTGTTACGCAGCCGCCGGATCAACGGTTTGGCGGTCTCCACCGCGCTGAACGAGAACGGCTCCGCGTCCTCGACGATGTCGGAGTCGTAGGGGAAATTGGATTGCAGAATCAGGAAGTCGTCGTTTCTGATTCTGGGTTTCGTGTTCGGCCCCATCGTGTCGCGGAACGCGCCGGCGATGTGGAATCCCTGGTTGGGGAGGTAGTTGTATTCCCATTCGCCGTTGATTTGGGTATAGGCGAGCAGGTCGTTGCGCCAGGTGCCGTCGAGGGCGAACGGCGAAAAGTTGACCGTCCCGTCCGGGTTGTGCGGGGAGATGTTGGTGGCGGCGCCGCGGGCGTCGCGGATCAACACCTGACGCAGCTTGCCGCGCTCCAGGAACCTGTTGTCGAGGTCGGCGAATCCGGCCGCATCCCAGGTTGCTCCGGTTGTTGGAAGTGCCATAAGATCGGCGTCCTTTCAATGTGGTGAAACCGGAAGCGTTTCCGGTAGAAGAGTTGGGGCTGTTCGAACTTTTAGGAGCCTGCGGGCTCATTCAGGTAGGCGATGGTGTCGCCGAAAACCAAAACCGTCGCCAGGTAGGCCAGCGCGGCGGCGAGGCTACTGTATTCGCCGACGAAATTTTCTCCGTCGTTGATGATCCATTGGCCTTGGTTGCCGAGTTCGGTGATGAGGTATCTCGGGGTCATGTCATCCGTCTTCTTATGAGCCGTCCGGGGTGGTGACGTAGGACAGCCCGATTTCGTAGCGGCCGACTTTGCGGATCACCTGGTCGTCGGCGTATTCCACCCAGATGGGGGATTCGTTGACGTCGAGGTAGTCGACGTTGGCGAGGGTGCCGTCGAACAGGGTGATGCTGTCGGCGTGGTGCGCCAGCCGCAGCATCCGCTGATGGGTAAGCAGCGCCTCGTTTTTGGCGGCCGGCCAGTTCGTGGAGGAGGCGAATGTGTGAACCGACACCACCGCGTGGTCGATGGACATGTCGACGTCGTCGTGGCCGGTGACGCGGCGCACCAACCGGAACGGCAGCGGATCACCGGCCACCCGCCGGACACCGGTGCGGCCGAGCGGCGTCAGCCAGGCGATAACAACCTCTTCGGCGTCGTCGGCGGCCTGCTCAATCAGGACTGTCATAGGTTTTCGATCTCAGCTGCGGCGCGGCGGGATTGCTCTATCCGCGAACGGGTCGCCTTCGACTGTTTGTTCGGGGCAACGATTTCCGTTTGGCCTTGGAACTGCGCTTCGGTGCGGGCGCGGCACGCATACTCCTCGTTGTGGGCGCTGCCGTACTCGATGAGGTTCGCGATCGGATCCTCAGTCACCACATACACTTTCCCGCTCTGCTGCTGCACCTGAATGGAGTCGCGGTACTGCCCGGAGTGCGGGTCGTTGGCGTCGCCGACTGGGGCGATGGACCGCCAAAACTCGGCGGCCTGCTCAGCCAATTCCAATTCAGCCTCGTTGATTTCTTGGCGGCTGTCCTCGTCGATGTCTTCAACCCCGACAATGGATTTCAGCAACTCCTCCAAGTCGTCGGCCATCAGCCTTCGACTTTACGCAGAGCAACAACTGTTCCTTGCGGGAAGGTAATCATGCCTTGGCTCCAATCCTGCACCCCAACAACCTCATACAGGTCACCGTCCACCGTGAACCGGTCCTTCAACCCGACGGTCGTCACCGGCAGAAACAAATCAAGGTTCGCGGTTTCGATGAGAGTCGTTGTGCCAGGCCACGTTTCGGTGTTATGAGGAGCTATCCCTATCGCCGGCACCACAACAGGGGCGCCGTAAACGAGTTGCGAATCGCCGAGGCTGTCGATGGTTTCCCCGACGCACGGAATGTAGGAGGCGGTGCGCAGCGCGGGGAATGTCATCAGAAATCGATGAGGGTGTACGGGCCGAGGCGCCGTATTTGGTCGACGTCTAACACCATGCCCGATTCGGCGAGGCTGATACGGAACGGTCCCGCCGTCGACTCGGTGACATTCGACGGGACTTGACGTTCGTCGAGGGCTCTGGTGACAAGTTCCAGGCCGACGGTTTTGATTTCGTCGGGCAGTGTGCTGTAGCCGTGGGTGAAACTCACGGCCGCCGACCGCGCTCGAGGTGGCTGCCAGTCGATCTGCGTCGCCGGCACACCCTCCACGCTGAGCGGTTGAATGATCTTGATCCACCCCGCCGTGCTCCACACGTATTGGGTGGAATCCAGCACCACATCAGTGAACACACCCCCGCAAGGTATTTGCACGGTCACCGCGTCGACGGCGGTGACTTGCAGGCTGGGCAGCATGATCGTGCCGTCCGCTTCGACACGGCATTGCAGACCGACAACATCGACCGACGGGTAGACGTGCCAGCGGCACACCGAGCGGATCACATTGCCGGCCACACCCAAATACCAGTCCGGGTCACCGGACTGATACGAGTCCAGATCGGTGCTCGACAGCAGGGTGGGCAGCGTCACCGGTGGCGCCTTCCGCCCGCACGTCGGCCGCCGTGCCCGCCGTATCCGCGGGCGCCGCGTTTACCGCCGTGGCGTCCCACCACAGCGTGGTGCCCCACCCGGTGGGCGCCGACGTGGTGGGCGCCCTTCACCGGCGCCCCGGCCACAATGTTGACCAAAGACTGAGCCAGACCGCCCAGTCCGCGCAGGCTGTTGCGGGCCAACCTATTTGACCTTCGCGGTGCGGCTTGTCATCACCTTCGCAGGTTTCGGCGGGTCGACGACTTTCGCTTTGACCTGCTTGCCTTTCGGCTTCTCCTGCTTCTCGTCCTCCTCGAGGGGGACGTAGCCGTCGCCGCGTTCCAACTCCGATTGCGGGATGCTCTCAGTTCTCGGCATGTCAGTTCCTTATCTGGGTGAAAGGGGACCGGGCCCGAAAGCCCGGCCCCCCAACACTGTTATGAACCCTGGTTGACGAGTTTGACCAGCTCGTAGAGTTCGGGGCGCTCAATCATCAAGCCGACCCTTTCCTCATAGCGGGCTGTCCACAGGTTCTGTTCGAAGTCGGTGCCGTTGACGTTCGTGATGTCCGAACGCAGACCGCCGAGCCGCAACACCTGACCGGAGTCGCCGAAGTCACCGACGATGGCCGTCCCGGCTGGGATGGCTGGGGTGGTGACGACCCGCTTGTTCCACAGCTGAAGGCCGGTGTCGATGGCCCCCGTCATCGACTCGTACTGCTGGCCGCCGTAGTTCATCCCGAAGAACGACCCGCCCAGGTATTGGCCGACGTTGTCTTTCGCCAACCTGATCACCTGGTAGTCGGCTGGGTTGAGAACAACAGCGTCCGGTTCGAAGAACGTGTTGTACCGGATGTCGGTCATCGCCGACAGCAGCCCCTCAGCCAACTGTGCGCCCGCCGACATGGTGCCGACGTCGGGGATCGTTGTCGGGGTCACCGTCACCACCCGGCCGGGTGTGACCGAGGTGGCGGTTTCCGACGTGTCCGCCGAACCGGTGGCGCCGCCGACAACAATGTTGTAGCCGGTGCCGGGGTTGGGGCCTTGGGTGAACGCGGCGGCGTGACCGAACAGGCCGTGCACACCGGGATAGCCGGTCCCTGCGAGCAGTTCGACCTCTTCCTGGCGGGCGATGCCCTCAGCGCCTCTGCGTTGCGCCAACGCCCAAAACAGGGGGGCGTCCTGGATGAGTTCGTCAGTGACCCGGACCAGCGTCGCGATCTTCCCGATCTGCTCGGTGTAGCGGGTGACGGTGTTGCTGGACGTGGGTTTCGTCGCACCTTCACCGACTCCCGCAGCAGCGTTGGTTCGCGTGGCTTCACGAACATACGTCACCACCGGGCTGGAGCACGGGAATGACGGCCACAGCGACGCGATGACGTTCTCGTAGAACTTCAGTTCCACGATCCCCGGAATGAACTGGGGTGCGATCGCCGCGCCGGCGGTGCCGGCCAGGAAATAGGAGCCGCCGGCCAGCGCCGAACCGGCACTGGTGCCCGATGTGGATTCACCCATCATCGACGCGACACCTTGGGCTTTCATCCCCACATGCCACGGCACGATCCGCGAGTTGAACTCGAAGCTGTAGCTGCCGCGTTTGCGTGTCGCCGCGTCTTCACAGATTTTCTGGTAGCACTCGACGTTGTGCTTCAGCTGCGGCTTGGACACCATCTCCACTTCGGTGTCCGCCGGTGAACCATCAGCGTCGCCGAGCTCGTTGCCTGCCCGGAATGCGAGCGCGCGGGCGTGGTTCTTCAGCTGCAGCGACAGTTCTTTGTCCTCAGCCTCGATGCGGTCCATCCGCTCATGCTTTTCGGCGGCGGTGGATTCGGTGTCGGCCATGACGGCCTTCACTTCGGCTTCGAGTTCTTTCATCCGCTTTCGGGCGGCTTCCTTATCAAACACGGTGGTTGGCCTCTCTTTTACGAGTCGTCGCTGTGTCTTTCCAGCGACTTGCGTGTGAAATATGCGCGTAGGCGCAGTGCCACATCGTCGGCGGACGGCTCGGCGGCCTCAGCGAGCGCGGCGAGCGACTTGGTGTCGGTGGCTGCGGTGGCGTCGGCGGGTTCGCTGTCGGGCGATTCTTGCGGCGATCCGGCAGATTTGCTGCCGGAAGTTTTGTTGAGTTTCAGGATCGCGGCAAGCAGACCCGCGCTTTTGTTGGCGCCGTCGGTTTCGCCGGTGTCCTCGTCGATGCAGTCCGCACCCAAATGGACGGCGGCGTCGTGGATGGCCTGCACCAGATCGTCGTGGGAGGGGATGTCCTGATCGGCTTCCTCGGGGGGGGTGTCCAGTGGGGCGCGCCCGGCTGGGGAGGTGGCTGCTTTGGAGGACAGCACCACCGCTTCGGGGTTGGCGGGGATCGCGCAGAACGCGGCGTTCAACAGTTCGCGCTGCGGCGCGGCGTCCTTGCGGGTTTTCGACTGGGTGAACGCCACTGACACATTCGTCACGTGACCTTCGTTGACCAGTTGGCGGACGGTTTGGCCGTGCGGGGTGCCGGCGAACACGCCACGCACCCGCAACTGACCGTTTTCGATGCGCGGCTTCCCCGACCCGACGGTGGTTTCCACGCTCATGCCGTGATCGGAGTCGAAGTGAATTTTGTCCGGCAGCGGGGTTTTCCACTCGTCGATGTAGAGGCGTTCCCCGTCGCGGTCCAGCGCGTCGGTGGACAGGATGACGTCGAACTCGCCGTTGGGGTGGGTTGATTCGACCGGCTCGACAGCGGCGGTGGCTTCTTTGGTGACGACGTTCATGCGGTCCTCTTCTCGATGATGTGTGCGCACGCTTCCTCGATGGCGTCGTAATCGTCGGGGTTGGCGTCGAGGAAGTGCCGCGCCGCTTCCTGCAAAGATTTGCCGCGGCCGATCATCGCGCCGATGCTGCGCACATATTTCGCGGGCAGGGCGGGCAGGTTCGGCACCGGCGGTTTCGGTTTCGTGTCGGGTGTGTCAGCCGGCGGGACGGTGTGCGGCTTCGCGCTGCCCAGCGCGGGGAACGTTGTTGTTGATGGCCCGGTGACCGGGATCCCGGCCGGGGTGACACCCGGTGCTTCGGCGGCCGAGATGGTGATGCGCTCCGCGGGTCGGCCGAGCTCCTGCAGGGTGGACAGGGCGTACAGTTTGTCGGCGACTTCGCCCTCGTCGCCCAAATCGAACAGTGGGCGGGCTTCGGAGGGTTTCATGATGCCTTTTTCGACGAGCATCGCCACCGACGTGGCGCGGTGCTCGAAATCGCCGCGCAAAACTTCGGCGACCGCGAATTTAGCTTCTTTGGTGCCGTTGAACTCGTTGGAAAGCGACCAGTTCAACACGGATTCGATGAACTCGATCCTGGGTGCCATCGAATCCCGGTACACCGACCGCATCTGCTCGGTGATGTTCGAATAGGTGGCTTTGTCCAGGATGTGCACCGCGGTGGGGGGGATGTCGTAGACGGCGCATACTTCTTCGCGGTTCATTTTCCGTGATTCGATGTAGTTCATTTCGTCGGCGGTCAACTGCACCGGGGTGGGGGTGATGCCGTCCTCGAAGATCGCCATCTTCCCGACGTTGGATGAGCCGGCGTGCTGCGCCGCCCAGCCTTGCTGGACGCGTTCGCGGCCTTCTTTCCCTAAAATTTTGTCGGTGTGAAAAATCACTGACGGGCGGCCCATGTTTTTGAAGAACGACTCGTTGCAGCGCCGCGCGGAGTCCTCATTCATCAGCGTGGACCGCAAAGGTTCGAGGCGGGACATGCCGCGCATCATGCCGTCGGGGTTGAACTGCTTGAACGCCACCACATCCTTTTCGGGGATCAACTCGTCCGGTCGGCCCATGAACCGGTAGGTGAGGGCGCCGGTGTCGTCGCGGTGGATTTGCGTGCGGGCGGGGTGCATCGGCACGAACCCGGTGACCTGGTTGCCGGTGGCGCCGCCGCGCTCTTTGATCAGGTACGTTTCGCCGTACACTTCGATCGTCGCCGCCACCCACAGCCAAAAGCTGTAGGGGTCCATCAGTTCGGACGGTTTAGCCATCAGCTGCGCGAACGGGCTGGTTAAGTCCAGTTGTTTGGCTTCGGGAACCGACAAATCCCACACGTTCACACCGAGCCGGGCGATGAGGTTGGCGATTTTGTTGACCACCACCGTCACCCACGGCTGCACCCGATACAGGTGGGCGTAGGTGGCGAAAGCGGTCTCCAATTCGATGCCTTGGCGGGCAACGAAATACCCCTGATAGAACAGCGGGGAGGTTTCGGAGAATGCTTGCGGGGCGATGCGCTGGTTGGAGCCGTCTTTGAGGATCAAAAACTATCCTCCAAGCTGTTGAATGTAGGCGATGTTGATTCGGTCGACGAACACCCGACCAGCGATCGGCTGGTTTTTGTCGGTTTCACACGCGTCGAACACCATTGTGGTGTCGTCGAAGTCGGTTAAAACACCGGAGAAAACGCCCTCATTGTCGGCTAAAGTGACCGCGAACCGCTTGCGGAGTTCCTTAAAGTGCAGGGGTTTCCGGCGGAAAGTCATACAACTAGCACGTCCTCTTTGGCGTATATGCTGATGTTGCTTTCCGGCATGTGCATCAGCCCCCACACCGCACCGATGAACGCTTGCAGAGGCGCGGCGTCGGTGGGTGATTTGACCCGGTCGATAACCCACCCGCCTGCGGCCAGCGGTTTCACCGCCGCCGACGTGGCGGCGGCGTCCAAACCGGGGTGCGGTAGGTGCCGGATTTTGGTCGGTGAATGCCTGCTGCAACTGTCGCGCAGCAGGTCGAACATTTGCCCGGTCGCCGCGCCCACGTCGACGCCTTGCCATTTCGTTATCGGAAGGTCGGCTTCCTCCAACGCATCCAGAAGTGACAGCGCGGGGGTTCCCGAGGAGGTGGGCAGGATGATCGCCGAGTAGGTGTCGCGCTGCTCCACCAGCCACGGCAAAACCCAGTCCGTCCCAGCGCGTTGCGCGGCGATACCAGCGACCGGGTTGCCCTGCGCGTCCAGGGCGGCGCGCGCAATGCTCCATGTTGAGCGTGACCAGTTCAAATCCAGACAGAGCACAGTGTCGGCGCCCGGTTTGGGTTTCGCGGCCGGGTCCATCGTGGCGACCCACGACCCTTCCGGCCACGGACCGGCATCCGACAGGGATGTCCACCGGCACAAAACTTCCGTTTCGAACACTTGCGCCGGGCTGGTCCGTAACGCTGCGGCGAGGCTGCGTTCGGTGACGCAGTCCTCGATGATGTCGGTGTGGTTCAGCGACGGGTTGGCTTGCGCCCACGCCTGTCGGTCGTCTCGTTTGGCGCCGGGCGGGGCTGACCATTCGAACCAGCCCAAAACTTCGTCACCCAAATCGACGTCGTCGTCGGGTTCGCCGAGGACGTCTTTGTCGCCGTCCCCGTCCGGCCAGCCGAGGCTTTGGTGCGCTGAGGCGCGCAGATACCGCAACACCACACTCAGCACATCGCCGGCGTTACTGAACGCCCACGCTTGCGCCTTGGGGCGGGCCTGCATCGTGTAGGTGACAGCAGCCCACGAATCCCACGTCTGGTGCTCCCGCAACTCATCCAAAAGCACCAGATCCGCTGAGAACCCGCGGCCGCCGCGCCGCGACGCCGTCGCCACCCGATACTCACAGCCCGTGACCAGCTTCAGCGACTTGGGGTGAGCGAGGGTGATCCGCTCAATCAACTCCTCGAGCTCGTCGTCGGACTGCGCCAACTCGACAGCCTCAGCCCACGCCTTCTCGCTGTTGGCTAAATCCTGCGCGGTGCCGATCACCGTGCGGGAGTCCTTCACGTAAATGTGGTACAAGGCCAGCACAATCATCAGCAGCGTCTTACCCGACTGCCTGGCTACCTCCACCACCACCGTGCGGAACCGGTAGCCGCCCGACTCATCCAACTCCAGACCATGAATGAGCAGCCACTTCTGCCACGGAAACAGCGACAACCCCAACACCGTCTCAGCAAACGCGATCACCGCGTGACCCTCGGTGCGGCGCTTCGTCAACGTCCGCGCCGGCGGGGTGAAGATCCGCGGCTCCTCACACCCCAAAATCATCAGCCAGCAGCGAGCTTCTTCACCGACGCCAACCGGCCAGCACGCGCATCCCCACCCTTATGCAACATCGCCAACAACTCAGCCAACCGGTTCGCCGCCTGCGGATGCTGAGCAACCGCCAACCGGTTATCCAACACCCGAGCCATCGTCAACGCCGCCTGCGCAATCCCCGGCCGCGACACCGCCAAAGCCAAACCCTCAATCTCAGCCTGAACAGCAACTTCATTCACCCCCGCCACCCGCTCACAACTATCTGTAACCGGGATCTCCTCACCCGTCCGCCGCGTCCGCTGATACACAGCCTCCGCCTCACAGCAAACATCACACCGGCACCCGTCGTTGTACTTCGAACGTCCGTGCTGATAAACCCGAGGTCTAGGCATGTGCAATTCCTGTGTTTTCGCAGGTCAGGTGTGTAATCGGATCAACCATCGCCAAAACTTTTCGAAACTGGCTCGTCGCGCGGTGTGTCAGCTGGTGTGATTTTTGGCGTCGCAGCAAACACTGCCGGGGGTTTTGTGGTGGTGGTTGGTGTTGGTTGAGGGTTGGTGTGTGTTACCAGTTGGCGGCGACCCATGGTGTTGGGTCAGCTGGTTTGTTGTTGCGTTGGTTGTTGCATTGGGCGTGGGAGGGTCTGAACCAGCGTGGTTCGAAGATGAGGTCGGGGCGGATGCTTATGGGGTGGTAGTGGTCGACTTCGAAGCTGTCGGGGGTTCGGCTGGCTTGATAGTTGATGGGTTGGTGGCATAGCCAGCAGGGGAGGTTGGCTTGTTTGCAGCGGTGTTTGTATTGGTCGGCTAGCTTTTTCCAGCGGGTGCCGGATCGGAGGTGGGTCATTGGTTGGGGGTTTGGTGTGTGGGGGTGGTGTCGACCTTCAATATGAAGCCGGTGTCGCTGCTTTGGAGGTCTGCGGTGAGGGGTTGGTTTGTGGCGGCTGCTTCTGCCAGTGAGATGAGCAACGCTTTCATGCCTGGCTGTGGGGGTTGGTTTTTGGGCATCGCCATGGCCTGCAACTGTGCGGGTGGTTTGCGTTGCCATTCGCCCAGATGGTCATCGAGGACGGTTTCGCCGTTGATGGTGATGCGGACGTGGGGGCTGCTTGTCATGCGCTGCGCGGTGTGTCTATTTCTTGGCAGCAACGCAGGCAGAACGGTTGATCCTGTAACAGTTTCGCGGCGTCTAGGGCTTCCAAGATGCGCCACGCCAACGTGACCGGGGAGAACGGTTCTTCGCCCAGCCCGGTTACGTATTGATCGGCAGTTTTTGCCACAACCGGTACGTGGCGGGCGCTGTAGTACGGCGGGTAGGGATCGGTCATGCGGAAGCTCTTTCGTGGGGGCTGTTCAATGCGTGGATTTGCTGCGCAGTGGATGCCGCGAGGTACTGGTGGTAACGGTGTTGGTTGCGTGCGGTGGCGTTTCGGTCGGCGCGGGTCAAATGGGTGCCGGTCCAGCCGGGCAGGTGGTAGAGGTGGTAGGCGGGGCCGTCGACGAACCTGGTCGGGCCGGCGCATATCTCGAAGGCGTGGAGCATGGCGCGGTCATCCCACCAGTTACCTTCGAACTGTTCATCGAAACCGCCCACCAGGTTGAGGGTTTGTTTCGACACGACATTAACGGGTCCGGTGCGCGGCCACGAACGATGCCTATCGGGGATCACCGACTCCGGTGTCATCGACGCTGGGTCAGCACCTTCGCACACACGCTGCGAATCCTGCTCGGACAGATAGCGGTATTCGGTGTAAGGCACCACCAACCCGGTTGCTTGCGCAGCCTGCTGTGCGGCTCGCTGGATTTGGTGGGAGTCGATCAGCATGTCGGCTTCAGCGAACACAAACACATCCGCGGATGGTATGGCTGCTGCGCCGCGGTTGTAGGCGGCGGAACGGTTGAACTGCGCATCCCCGCTGCGGCCGTCACCGGTGACGATGATCGCCGCCCAGTTCGTTTCGTGGGCGTGCCAATGCTTCAACACCGCGTGTAGGTTGCGTTTGCGCAGCGGATCGGTGCCGCGATCCCGAAACGGCAAAATGATGGCGGTCAACACGACAGATACTTTTGCCCGATCTCGGCGTAGCGTTGCCGCATCTTCACGAACGGCTCCTCGCCGGCCTGCTCGAGCTGCGGACCAAACGACAGATGACACGCTGTCATGCCCTGAAAAATCTCTCGCGTGAACATGTTCGCGACACCCTCATCGCCTAACCGTTGATGCGGGCCGAAGTCGCGGCCGGCGATGTGCGGCGGCGACGGGGTTCGCAACAGCGGAGCGAACCTGCACCCAGTCGTGTAGGTGTAGCCGATCAGGTTGATCGACAACCAATCCTCCGTCGGGATCTGTTCGATCGGCTGACCGACCATGTCAGACCAATGGTCGAAAAAGTAATTGTGGCTGATATGCGCATACGGAAAATGTTTGTGCACATCCAGCAGCGGGATGCCCAACGTTTCGAAGCCCCGCCACAGGCCAGGTTCGGTGGGTGTGCAGGCACCGTTGTTGACGACCTTCGCCGACAAGATCACATCATCGGTGATCGCGTCCACAAAATCGCCGAACCTGGCGGTTTCGATGAACACGACGTCGTCGTCGAGTTTCACAAACTTATAGCCCGCGAACTTGGGGTCGCAGTAATGGCGGTAGACGGCGTTGAACCGTGCATGGGCGATATTCGAATAGTCGTTGATGACAGTGATCCGGTCACCCTCAATGGTGCGCAGGAACATGCTGTCGTGCAGAGTGTGCGACAGGTTCCACACATGGAACTCGACGTTCGGGTGCTCATCGAGAATCCGATACAGGAACGGCATCTGCAATTCCATGTTCGGGCGGCGCCCCGCGAAACAGTAAACAATCGTGTCTATCACGGCACAATCCGTATCGCCCACTGCTGTACGCCGTGGCCGATGACTTCCCAACAAATGCCGGTATCGTCGGCGTACTCGCGCCAGGCGCGCTGCTCAAACTCCTCGCAGCCCTCAAACCCGTGCCACTCATCAAACACCACGAACGTGCCCGGCTCGAGGTGCGGACCCACATATTTGAGGACAGTCGCCGTCGACGAATACAAATCGCAGTCGATGTGCACCAAACCCACCCGTTTCGGGAACTCGAAACCCGGCAGGGTGTCTTCGAACATGCCCACAACGAGGGCGGCGCGCCGCCCAGGTTTCGGGGGTTTGCAGGCGAACATGCCCTTCGGGTAGCCGTCGCGCCAATCCTCCGGTAATCCCTGGAAGCTGTCGAACCCGATAACCGGCATCCGGGCGGCGATGACACGCAAGCTGTCGCCCGCACCGACACCGAACTCCAAAGCCACACCGGTCGGTTTCATCGCCAAAACATGCCGCAGCACCGCATGGTGGTCGACAATGTACGAACCCAACTCGAAGCTACTCATGTGTGGGGGCAGCCCGCATTCACGGCTGTGACGAGTTGCGGATTCACGTAAGCAGGCCCATCAGTCAAATTCACCCAAAACAACGGTTTACGGCAACTCACACACAACACAGGTGTCGGCTGCCCATCCGGCACGACCGCGACCCGCAGATTCTCGAGCTCAGTATGTGAAACGATTTCGGACTGGCCCGCGGTTTCGATGAGATGCACAATCCCCTCACCGATCAGCTTCGCGGTGTTGTTGACCCGCTCAGCCATCTCCTCCGCCATCCCGGTAGTTCGGAACGCCGGCAACGGCACCGTGACAGGCGGCTGATTACTACCCTGATCGCCTGGATGCGGTATCCCCGCCGACAAATGCTGAGAAATCAACTCAGCGATCCGCTGATTAGGCATCAATACGCGAGGAAGTAGTTTTCGGCGGATGGGGCCTGGGCAGAGGCCCCACTGTTTGACCCCATCGTATTTGGCATTCCATGCCGGGACTTAGCCCCATCCGCGTGACCAGTATACGGTTCGGCATCGGCTTAGTAGGTGGTGACATGCACAACACCGTGCAGCAGCAACAGGACAACACCCACCACCAGCAGCAGCCAGCCGGCGCCGACGATCAACGGGTGTTTGAACAGCAGATAGCCGACCAGAAGCAGAACGATTCCGAGGATGATCACAGGTTCTCCGCTCTAGGTAGCTTCTCAATCAACCAATTCAGCCGACGCTCCGACACGGTTGCTTCATGCGCGTCACCAACAGTCCGCGCTGTACGTAGGCGCGCCAAAGTTGCGTGTAGATCCGTCACCAACTGGGCGGGGATCAGCCGGGTCACTGTAGACATGGCGGGCCTCGATTCGGGCCTCTGAAAAGGGGAAACGCCACCAGGGTTTGGGCACACTGATGGCGTTAAACCCCGATGATAGCTAGTTTTCGCAGGTCGCGCACTAACCGGGGGTTCGGCGTGTCGCGTCACTCCAAAACACCACTCGGCAGCGGATAGCCAAGCAAGTTTGACAAAAACAAGAAATGCTCTGGTGCCCAGTGGGCGTCGCAGTGCGGGTTGGCGCAGAAACAGCCGTGTGGGCCGATCTGCAACGCGGGTTGGCGTACCCGATCCCCCGCGGCGTCACGCTTATACACCACCGACAGCCCGCACGCCGGGCAGGCCGCCGGCAGCGTCCACTGCGGTGCCGGGTTCAACAACTTGTCGATTTCTTTCGCCCAGAGCTCGAGGACGTGGGTGAATTGGGTGATGTAGCGGACGTCCTGCGGTCGCCAACCCCGCTTGCTTATCTCCCGTAGCCGCCCGACGGTGGGTGGGACACCGCGAAACGATGGCTGCTCAATCTCGATACGCGTGTCGATTTCGATACGCAGATTCAGGGCGTCGATCCACGACGGCGCCGTCGACTCCGTCACTCGGCGGCCGGAAATCTGCTCAGCCGGGGTCGCGTCCCAGAGTTGCATGTACAGCGACGGCCCGGAATGGCGCACGCCGTCGATGTAGGTGTGCTTCGGATCAATCAACGCGCTGATAGCGTCCCGCAAAGCCCGCAAAACAACCGGCAGGGCGGCTTCCTGCTGTGGCGCGGTCACGCTGTTTCCTCCAACGCTCCCCAGCACCAGCCGCACCACACACACACCACAAACGCCGGGACAGGCCACTTAGCAGGTGCCGATTTCGGTGCCGGGATGATGTCGGTTTGGCGCCACTGATGGCAATGTGGACACCACCTCATGCCGACCGCCGCCGCTTGATCCGCGACAGGCACGGCAAATGCCTGAACCGTGTCTCCTTGACTGGCCCGTTGTCGACCTCAAAGGTGCACCGATCCCCTGGGTGGGCACCGCAATTCGGGCACTCCCAATCCAGCACACCGTCATACGGAGAACCCCGATAACGTCCGCCGAGCTCGTCGTAGGCGCTCATTCAGCACCCCCATTTGTCGAGGACAGCGATAGTCGGACAAGGCCAGGACAGGCCGCAGTGGTGGCAGAATCCACACCGGTCCTGGTGATCGTTGTGCAGTTCCCGTATCTCAGCGACAGCGCGCTCTAGCTTCTGGTCGCGTGTGAGCGGAACTGCTGCACCTTGCGGGCCACTGGTATAGCTGCCACTCATTCGGTTTTCTCCCACCTGTAGACCGGGTTCGTGTAACCCGGCCCCTCATAGGACAAGTCGTAAATCCAGTGCGCATCGCAGTCTGGACAAGTCCAGCCGACCCAACACTCGTGATATTCGGGCAGAACGCATACGTGGGGGCGCTCACTCATTCGGTTTTCTCCCAACACTGATGCCGAACGGTTTGCACGCCCTCATTGACATTGGTCTCACACCAAGGGCCACAGTGACAATCGACGTGCAAGCGATGATTGCCGACATGTACTTGCAGTGTCGGATTCCAGGTCAGTTGCGTGCCGTCTGGGAAGTAGTGAACCTGTCTCATGTTGGCGGTGTGCCGTTCGCCGCGAGAGCTTCGAGAATTTCGTCGGCCACCATGTTGCACCACGGCCACACCCCGTCGCTGTAGTCCGCAGTGGCGTTTGATCGCAAAACCTGCGCTATGACGCGGCGTGGCTCTTGACGCCCGAGCCGGTGGCCTTTTGCATTGCCCTGCAATTTCATTCGGTTTTCTCCCAACCCCGCTGCACAAACCGCGACACCAGCGACCCACGGTTTTCTCGGACCTCTCAGACATCAGGCGCACCTTTCGCTCTCATGTCAGCGACGAACCTGATCGCCATAGCACCCACCTGTATCGCCTCTCTGATGGCGTGCTCAACATCGTTGGCTTTCACGTCATCCCACAATTCGTCAAGCTCTTCCGCGATCACCGCGTAACCCTCGTGGCTACTGTTGAACGGGGCGAATCGCCGCCGAGCCGACGCTGCTTCGGCCAGCAGTTGTGCCGCTGCGGCGGCGTAAGGATCGGGCGCACACTCGCCGATCGCCGCCTTGACATCGCGTACCAGGCAGCGGGTCGTGACGGAGTTGTAACTGTCGTAGAGGTCGGGGTCGCGCAGAACCTCTTGGATGCGGGCAAGCGCCAATTCGGCGTGGGTGATGCGATATTGCTCTCGTAGACCAGGCTCAGACATTGGTCCACCACGGCGTCAATCGCCCTCGCTCCTGCTCGGTGAAGCATTTGCGGCACCAGCGCCATTCTTTGAATGCCGTGGTTCGCTCTATCTGCCACACATGCTGGCAGGGTTGTACGGGCTGTTCAGGCATCGCCCACCTCCGCAGCATGTTCCGACATGCAGACCCGGCGATGCTCTTCCTCATGCCACGGACATGCGCCGCTTGTGCGCGGCATTTTTCCGCCGAGGTATTCGTCAACGAGATCATCCGTCGTGCGGTCGTCGCCATCTTTTATCAAGCCCGAGAATTCCAGCCAGTCGCAGAACTCTTGCAGATTGTCGCGGTCATGCCCTGGTGGCACTACGGTGTACCCGGCCTCCCTCAATGCAGCCAGAACGCTTTTCGCGTACAGCTTGGCGTCGATCACTTCGCCAGTCCCGAGGATTTTCGCCAGCACTTCTGCTGGTGTGGGTTGGGGGTCAGACATCACGATCTCCGTAGATGTAGTTGTGAAGCAGACAGAGGAGATACCCGGCGAGGAACGCCAAAATGCACCATGCGACGGTCATGCGATGCCTTTCCGTCGTCGTTGTCGTTTGATTTCCTGCCGCTGCAACGGCGACTTACCACCCCAGACACCGAACTGCTCATTATGTGAGATAGCCCAATCCAGACACTCCGCCCTGACGTCACACAGTTGGCACACCCGAAACGCCTCCCCCAAATGCCGCCCCCGGTGGGTGGTGTAGAACAGGTCCGAACCTGTCTCCCGGCACAACGCGTCATCCATCCACGCCGGCGCCGCCTCAGCCACCGGCGGCGGATCAGCCCTCAACCAACGAAACACCGACCGCTCCGACACCCCAAACCGGCGCGCAATCCTCGCCGCATCCCAGCCCCGCGACGACAACCAATGCGCCTGAACACGCCTACCATCAGCCATGACACACCTTCGTCCGATTGATACACGGGACACGTTTCGGCTTGCCGTTCAACGAGTTCACACACCTCACACCCGGCTTGGCGCGGCACGTCGGGCACTCCCACTGCTCACAGCCGCCATACAAATCCGGGGTTCGCCAACCCCCGTAATCCTCATACGTTTCACGCATGAGACACGCTCCTGCACTCGCAGCGCGTAACAGCGTCATCGCCGCACTCGAGCTGGCCTGTACCGCCGCAGATAGTGCAGGATTCGATGCGGGCCTTCGCATCACGCTTCCGCGCAAGCTCGTCAGCCTGCAACGCCTGGAGAGCGGCTTCGTGTTTCTCCCTGGCACGTTTACACGCACCACACGGATGATCGGTGCCTTCGGGATGCCGTGAACAGAATCGGGGTGGTGGTTCGCCTACTTGCGTAAGTTCCCCCCCAAAATTAACCAAAGAATTATTTGGGTTTGGGTTTGGGGTTGGGGTGTCGCGTACGTGCTCCGTACGTAATGCATTACCAACACCGTTACCAACGTCGTTACCGCCCTTGCGTCCTTCCCGCCACGCCTCCACACGCTTCCGGTTGGCCTCAGCCTTCGCTTCAACCTCAGCCTTGGAGGGCTGAAACTTCAGATAGTCGTGGATCAGGTACTCATTCGATGCGGGCTCCCCCCCATCCTCGCGGGAATGGCATTCGTCGCAGTCATGGCCCGACTCATGCCACAGGTCCGCAGCCACCATCCACGAGATAACCAGCTTCGCGGCATCCTCCCCATCCACACCAGCGCCGAACAGTTCGCCTTGCACTGTGGTGACACCGATGCCGTCGAAGTCCAGCAGCAGTTTCGCTTTGTTCTTAGCGAAATACCCGTCTGAGAGTTTGCGGTTGCAGAACCCCATCGCCGCGAAGTACAGCGCGACACCGAGCGGCCCGACCAGCCCTAGCTTGTCGTTGTCGTAGAAATCATCGGAAACCCGTATCCAACCCACTAGCCGACCACCTCGCTCATGCTGGTTTCCTGTCTGGTGCTGGGATGAACACCACACCCCCCGAATCCGACAACAAAGCCCACTTACCGCGATACATCACTGGTACTTCTGACGGGGTTTTGTGTTGCGGCACAAGCCAACCCAACTCCCGCGCCCGCTCAGGATGCTCAGTGATCCACCTATGGTCGGCGCTGCACACCATCAACCCGTTCGCGGCGAGATTCGTGTCCGACCGTCCTGACCCACCCATGCCCCTGTTACGGCGATGGTGTGCCTCCGTCGCATGGGCGCCCTGACACAGCGCCATCACCTCGCAGACCGGGCCGGCGGTCCCGAAGCCGCGGCAATTGGACGCCCTGACCTTCAGAATGGTTCGTACGCTTTCAGGGAATCCGGTCATCCCACACGCTCCGCCATGATTCGGGCCATGTCGAACCGTTTGTGGCACTTCACGCAGCGGGGGTGATAGCGGTCGATGTCCGTGCTGTACGGGCCTTTCTCAGGGTCGTACCTTTGGTTTGGGTCCGTATGGTCATATGACCAGTGCCTCGCGCGGCCACCACAATCCACACACGCGTATTCAGACGCCTTCCCGCGTTGCCAACGGATGCGCTGATAAACGGCCCGGTTAGTGGCTTCGTCGCCCGTCCAGGTGTGAACATTTTCGCCACGGAACTCGAAGTTGACGTCGCCGCGCTTCTTTAGTCTCAGGTAGTGCATCCGACAGTATCCAGCGGTTTTCAGACCGAATTTCTGTCCACCGTGAGTGGCATCTGCTGTGCAGCCATCAGCTAGGCACCGACCAGTTATTCGCGGGGGGTTGGCGGTCGTACCGGTTCGACGCAGTCGGTAATAGTGCATCTCGCAGTACGGGCTGTGGGCCGACCTAGTAGGCAGCGCGCAGCCTTCAACGGTGCATTCGGCGAACTGCCGCTGGGGGTCAGTTGTACCGTGTTTTCGCCAGCGCTCGTAATGCATCGCGCACCATCCACGCGCGAGTTTGCGTTTAGTGCAGCCCTCCACTGAGCAGATGCATACTGGCTCGCTCATCGCATCTCCGTCCGCACGAAATGCACCAACCGCAACCGCAACGGCTCACCGTCAATCGTCGACCGGCACACCTCACCCGGAGCGGCTTTACACAACGGGCACTTCTTGGTGTGCGCGTCGACCACAATCTCGCTGTCCGGGTTCAACAGATCCTTTGACGTGTAACGGTTCATCGGGTGCGCTCCAAATCCAGCTCGGCGCGCAACGCCGCCGCCGCCGAACGGCCCACGTCGATCCTGACTTTCACCGAATCGATTTGGCGTTTACGGCCCCGCACCAACGCCTCCGCAGTCTCCGCGGCCAGCCGCTCGCGGTGCGTGTCGACAATCGCCTGCTGCTTACGCAACTCCATCGCCCCACCGGCGGACAGGAACGCTTTCGCGTTGGCGAGGGTGTAGTCCTCGCGGGCGTTCACCGCCGCAGCTTCTATCTCATCCAAATCTTTTGCCAGCGCAGCCAACTCGCGGGCCAACTCGAGCAGCCCATTCACCACAGTGTTCGGGGTCAGGTCCATTCGCCCTGCCTGTTCTGCACCTCATCACGCGAAGCGATGCCCTTACGGGTGTCCGCGGCGCCGCACGCGATGATCGCCCGCCCCCACGCCGACGTTTCCGCGTTCTGCATCTCACTGTCACGGGTGTACGGGGTGCGGCCGGGTACGGGTTCCCACGCTGTGCCGTGCGCCGGCGACGGATCATCCGGGTTCCGGTAGGCGGCCGCAGTGAAAGCTAGGAACACCTTGTCGCCGATCTGGCGTACCTCCTGGGTTTCCTTGTCCCGCTCAAACATTGGCACACTGACAAGCTCATACTTGACCTGCTCCAGTCGTCCCTCGGGATACTGTTTGAAGAACGCTTCGATACGGTCGGCTACCGTGTTGTAGTTCTCCAAATCAAACGCCATTGTCGGCCTCCAATGCATTGAGTCCGTTGACCCCGAGCGCGCCTTTCGACAACAACCCAGCGATCGTTATGTCGGCTTCGGCGTCGAGTTGCGTTGTCGGATACGGCTCACCGAGCTCGAGCTCGACAGCGGGGCACACTTCGCCCTGGTCGTCGATCACAGCACCCAACTTCAAAGCTTGCTCCAGTAGTTTGCGGCGAAACGCCGGCCGCACCGTCTTCACGATTTCGGTGGGCCAACGCTGCTCAACCCACTCGGTGAACGCTTCATCGTCGACGCGGGTCTGACGCTTCCCCCGAGCCAATGTCACAAAACCCAGATGGGAGCCGTTGACAGCGGCCGCTTTCCGCTCACCAGGAAGCATCACCAGCTCCGCTTTAGCTTCGGCTTCCCACTGCTTAATTTGGCGGCGCAACCACGCGCAGAGAGCCAGCGTCGCTACAGGGTCCGTCATGACGCGTCCCGCTGATCCAAGTCGCTACACGGGCACGGCTTCGGGTCGATGCAGCAGCCGCGTGCACTCATATAGCGGTCGCAGTTCACACACTTCTCACACGGACGGCTGCGCGTCGGCCAGGTGGACAGGCCGTGGCTGGAAGGGCTGTGACCGCAGCGGCAAAAGAAGCTCATGACACGACACCCATCAACCGTTTCGCCGCGACGATGCCGTCGTTGCACTTCGCCCGGATGTAGTTAAGCGTGAACTCGTCTCGTGCGCCGTCTTCGATCAGATCAGCCACCAACATTCTGGCGTCATCAAGTAAAAGCTCGATCTGCTTCAACCTTGAGTCATTGATCATGAGGACACCCACATTTGTCCCATCGGGTACTGATCCAAATCCGGCCGATACGAGTCGCAAAGGCAGTCGAGGCATTGGCCTTCACCACGCCAGTGCAGAAAATGTCCGCAGCGGCAGACGACGAGCTTGCCGACGTGTCCTTGCAGGGCTTGGTGTTTCACGCCGCCCCCCGATGCACAAAAGTGAGGGCGATGCGGAACGGCTCACCCACCGCCGGACACATATAGCCGACCGTGTCCGTATGCGCCGAAACGTTGTTGGCTGCGGTACGCCGGACGGGTTGTAAACACACCGGGCACAGGGCGGTCATGCCGCCACCTCCACAACATCAAGCAGCCAACGAACAGCCGCTTCCGCTTGGGCACAGACGACGCCGTTGCCGATGATCCGCAACTGGTCATTACGCGACACGCCAGGCACTTGGGTGACCCAGCCGGCGGGCCAGCCCATCATCCACTCACTGAAAACTGGTGCCAGCCTTGGGTTTCCGTTGCGGTTCGGCTCCGTCGGCGACGGAGCCTGGCGGGTCAACTGCTCCCAGCGGCGTATCGCGGGCTCATATTTGCCCCACTGCGGGGTGCCGTGTAGTAGTGCGGTGTCGATGATTTGCTGGGTGTGGCCTTGGCGTGCGTCGGGATGACGCCCGCCGCCAGAGGCATCGCTGGCGGCGTGCGTCGGGAGGAACTCGCGCACCACACCCGGCAGCAGATGACCACCTGTGCCGTCGCTGACACTCGGCGTGGGCAGTAACGTTTCATTGCTGATCCGTGCTGCCACGCTCCACAAATTGAAATCGTCGAGCGTGCCAGGGCCACGGTCATCGGCGTCATGTTTCGCAGCCTGCGCCGTCGGCGTGGGCAATAGCGCGCTGGGGAGGTCGTAGTCGCTTGAGCCAGCGCGGCTCGCGGTAGCACCCTTGTGGTCTCGTCCGCGCGGTGTCGGCAGCAGCTCTACAGGTCCAGCACCGCCGACGACAGCATCAGATCGCCCGACGAGCCCCGCTGGTTCGGGCCACCCTTCGTGCCATCCGTCGCGCGAGGTGTCGGCAACAGCCCACTTGCGCCCGGCACCTCCGCCCAACTGTCGAACTCCCGCGGCAAAATCCCCTGCGCAATCTCGATCGCCTGCTCCAACCCCGGTGCCGACCAATGCTTCTGCGTCATCGCTTGGCGCGACGACCGTGCCGAACTCTTGGGGGAAGGCAACAATGAAAACCCTCCCCCGGAGGTGGCAGGCCCCGACCGCTGCAGCGGATACACAGCACCAGTCCGCATCGAACCTGAGGTCGGCCAAGTCTCCGAGAACGGCTCCGAGTCCTCGCAGAACAAGCTCAGAGTCTCCGTCTCCCACACCATCCGTTGCGGATTCCACCGCGCGTAATGCTTTGACACTGAGCAGATTCCTCACATTCTCGATCACGACCCACCGCGGGCGCAGCGCATCTATCGCGCGGGCGAAGTCCGACCACAACCCCGACCTTGTGCCCGCACCCATGCCGGCCTGTTTCCCGGCGGAACTGATGTCCTGGCAAGGGAACCCGCCGCACAGCACATCGACAGGCTCAACCTGCGTCCAGTCGACGGTTGTGATGTCATGCAGGTTCGGCACACCAGGCCAGCGGTGCGCCAACACTTTCGACGCCGCTGGGTCGTTTTCGCAATGCCACACCACGCGGCCTCCGAACACATGCTCGACAGCCAAATCCAAACCACCCCCGCCGGAGAAAAGCGAACCTATCCTCATCGCCCGACCAGCCTCCGCAGCTTGCGCACATTGGTGCCACGCGGGCATTTACGATGCGCGGGGCCTTGAGATGTTTCGCGCAAGGGCCGTGAGTGACGGTTCAGAATTGGCTTGCCGCAGCGCGGACACACGTGGTCCTGGGAGGGGATGTCGGTCATCGGATCACCCACAGGCAGGCCAATGTGTAGGCGAGTATCCCCACAAACAGAAGCAGGGACAGAACCGCCAACGCGTTGAGCCAGAGTGTCGGCGCAACCGTGTGCCACTCATCGCACACCACGCAATACCGCTTGCGGTGCCGCATCATTCACCGCCCCACGCCGAGCCTGAGCAGTCGGGGAACGACCACTTTTGTGCCGCCAACGCCTCCTGACCCCGACGCACAAGCTCGCGCATCGTGTCCGCGGTCATCGACAACCGGCCATGCTCCAACTGCACATCCAAATAGCGTTGATCGTCGATACCCGTGTGCCCGACAACGCATTTCACCGCCCCAAGGTCAAGAGACACCATCGAATACAGGACATTGCTGACAACCTGAACGTTATTCATCAGGGGATCACGCTCGGATCGTTGACCGGCTCCCACTCATCGGCTTCCGATTCCCGGCAAACCACTTCTGCCGACTGGAGTTCCGCGAGGTGATAACGCTGACCCAGCACACGCAGATGCCGGGCTCGAGATTCTGCCGTGTACAAAGTGAACGGGGCGCCACCAGATGTGGTTTCGATGAGGCCGTCCATCGTTTTCACCGCGAACATCGTCATATCTGCTGGCCTTTCGGCCCGTAGGTGGCGGCGAACTCACGCAACAGTTCGGTGTGTTGCGGGCACACGTTGATCACCGACAGGGCGATGACCCGGCCGGCGTCACTCCACGACAACCCCTGCCCCACAATGGCTTCCGCGACACCAGCAACACCAGCGAAACTCGGGTAGTCGTTGAGGGTTTCGCATACCGCGTCTGCGTGGATGCTGGCGTAATCCGTAGCGACGTCCGCGTGCGCTGGGGCCGCAACAATCAACGCGACAGGTAGGGCGGTCAGCGCCCACCACCGCTTCACAGCCGGTCCCAATCCGCGAGCATGAGGGCGGCGCGGTCAATCGGCGGATAGTAGACAAGGCAACCCATCTCAGCCATCACCTGCGAATGCACCGGTGTCAGGTCGCGGCTGCTGTCTACCGCAGCCGCCCCGAGGTAGTGGTGTTGCAGCACTTGGGAAGCCAGGCCGCGAAGCACAGCCACTTCGGCCTCCCAATCCTGTTGCGATATGGTTGGTGTTGACATACCGGGTTACCTCCTGTGTGTCGTGGTGCCGTCCGCTCACATCGGGCGGCACCGTCCTTTTACTGCGAAACTTCGGGGTCCAAAACGTCAGCTAAATCGCGCAGCGCTTTCGCCGCGTAAGTCAGCACAGATGTGTTGAACGTGGTGACAGCGGCCACGTATTCGTCGAGGGTGTCTGCCAAGTCCGGTTGGCCCGGCTGGCCGGGATCGGGGGAATGATCCAAACGGCCAGCCGGGCCGTCCCCGGCGATCTGCCCGTCAACCGGGGAAACCTCAGAAGCGCTGTGATAGGACATTCCGTCCCATGCATTACGTTCCGCTTCCCAGAGGTCGTCGGGCTCGAAAACCTCTTGGGATTCTTCGGTTTCGGCGAGTTCGTAATCCCAATCAACCGGATCAACCAGCGGACGCCAAAACTCCCGCCACCCCGCAGCGACCGCGTTGAACACACCCCCGATGAGACTCATGTGAGCCACCACCGGCTGTATAGGTCGCGTTCCATGCGTTCCGCCTCACGGAACACCGCATCATCACGCACGATCCGGTCAATCCGATAGGCGGCTACCGCGGAGCGGGCACCGTGCCACACCCCAAACACAAACAGCGCCAACAAAGCAAGAAGGCCGAGGAGAAGGGTCATAGCGACACCTGCGCCCTGTAAGTGTCGCGCTCCGTACGTGCTGTGGCGAGGTCGGTGAACGCCTGCCGCAACCGCTCCCTCAACTCGGCGCACTCCGCGGCGAGCTCATCGCGCTCATCGGTGATCCCCTGCAACGCCATGGACAGGTCGCGTTCGTTCGCCCGCGCAGCATCCCGGCTGACGACCATCGCGTCGTAACGCGACTTCCAATCCGCCACCTCACCGCTCAACTGATCCACCTGCCTGAACGCCCTTGCAGACGTGAGTGATTCGTTCATGACGCCCGCTTACGTTGCCGCTGATTGGCGCAATTGATCCGGTCGCACTCCCGGCAACGCCGTTTGTGCGGTGCATACGGCCGGTGAACGGTGTTGTACTCGTCGTAGGGATGGTTACGTCGGCAGTGCGTCTTGCGCGCCTCGGGGTGTGTTCCGTGCCGAACAGCATCGAGCGCGTTCTCGCTAGCGGTCCCCCACCGCAGGTTGCTCACTCGGTTGTTGTGGGGGTCGCCGTCGTTGTGGCACACCTGAGCGCCGGGAAAATACGACTCTGCAAGAAACGCCTCTGCGACCAGTCGGTGGACGCAGAGGGTTTTACGCCTTTGGCTTAGTGACAAGCTGACGCACAAGCGGCCGTTCGATGCCAGCGATTGGCGCAGTAACACTCCAGGTATGCGCCGATAGCAGTTCCACCGCGAACGAACCGATCGTGGGAGAGATCGGACTCGCCCATCGCTACTAACTTCATACGAGCCCTCGTAGCCGCGCACAGCGCGCCATTCCGGCGGTTCATACGGTTCGAAACGCCCAACCCCGGTCATGCGGCACCCCGTTCGCGCTTCGCAACGAACTTGTCGAGGTCGCTCTGCCGAATCACATAGGCACCGGTCTCGCCGCCCAGCTTGTGTGCTTTGAGCTTTCCGCTGGTGATCGCCCAGAGAATGGTGCGTTTAGGGATGCCGGTCTGCAAAGATGCTTCTGTCGCCGAGAGGGGCGGAACATGACGCATATGGGAAAGATAGACCTTATGGGAAAGTTACGCAATCGTGTCGCCACGGCGTGTTGCGTAGTTGTTCACTTATCCACAACATGTGCATAACTAGACAAGTTGCGTGACTACGCATAACATGCCGTACATGACCAGTGCATACGAGTCAGGAGCGGTCCCACCCATCGAGGTCAAGCACCGTTTGCGCATCGCCCGCGAACACGCCGGGCTGGAACAAGAGGAACTCGCCGACCTGATCGGCGTGTCCCGCAAAACAATTGGCAGCACCGAGAAGGGCCACGTGAAACCGCGCAAGATCACCCTGCGCGCGTGGGCGTTCCACTGCAAGGTGCCGCTCAGTTGGATCGAGAGCGGGGCGAATGAAGGCCCCCCCGACGACGGCCGTTCCGTGAACGAAAAACAAGCGGTGCGGCCGGTAAAACGTAGGCGGTCAAAGTCGCAACCGAGCGGTTGGATACCTGACCTAGACCGAGCAGTGTCTTAGCTGCGGCCACCGTCGAAACTTTAAGAACCCGCCCGATTATGACCCCACCGCAATTAACTCTGGTGCAAAATATTTGGGTGGGGAAACGGTACACCCTCCCCCAACCGTGGAACGGCGCAATCGACGGCGACGGTGTGTGGCCAGTCATGGGCAACGGCGTTGACGGGAAAGACACTGGTGCCTGGCAGTCCGATCCTGCGCCCACTGTGCAATGCACATGGCGAACCGTTGCGACCGACATCGGTTACACCATTAATCAGGGACAGGCGGCTGAGGGTCAGCGTGCGCACGCCGATATCCAGGCGATGACGGGTCACGATGTGGTGTTTCAGACGTCCGGCTGTGGAGCTTGGCACCTCGTAGGCTGACATACGTACCCATTATCGGCGAAATGCCACTGGTGTAACTTCAGCAACGCAAAAGACGCCCCCGCGGAGCCGGTAGCGGTGGCGGCTCGACGCGGGGGCGTCAGTCTTCAATGGGGTAAACGGTATTGACAATCGGGAGATAAGCGGTATCGTTAATCCCATGGCAAAGGGTCAGCTCCGCTGGATCGAATGCGATGAATCCTACTGTGACGACAAGTACGAAGAAGACGGCTTCATCTCTCCAGATGGCATGTGTGCGTGGGACGTTCTGGAGTCTGCCGCACGTGAGGACGGATGGACGTGCAGTCCTGAGTTCGGGCATTTTTGCCCCGCGCACTCAAATATCGAAGCATTCGCCGAATGAGTCCCGCTGGACGCCCCGAGATCGGGCAACCAATCAATATCCGGCTCGACGACGATCTGCTGAGAGCGGTCGACGAGCTGGCTGCCGCACTGAATCTATCGCGCGCCGCAATGATTCGGGCGCTTCTGCGGGACGGCCTCGCACGGTCAGGCAGGCACGTTAGAGCGCGCTAGTCTTCGTTGATCGGGGCGTGCTGGAACTCGTCTGCTTTCTCAATCAGCCCGTTAGTGACCCAGTCGGGTTGGTCGGGTGGGGCGTGCACCCAGGCTAAGGATTCGAACTCGCCGTCCCGCACCCGCTCGAGGCCGAGGACGACGGCGTAGTGGGATACTTGCCACTGTTCGCCGTCACGATCTAACCAGTCTTGGATTGCTGCTCGAATAGGGTCGTCGGTCATCGGTGGCGGGCTTTGAAGAAGTAGTGGATGATGTCGAACCGGTCGGGGATCGCGTTGGTCACATGCAACGCGACCGCCGCGGCGACAGCCCTCGTCAGCCAAGGATGCGCCAGAATGTACCGATCGGCACCTTCCGACATCTGCTGTCCGTCGCGGGCCAACAGGTTGTAGACCACAACACCGGCCGCCAACACTATCCAAGCGACGTCGGAGGGTTGCAGCGTGAGCAGGATGCGGGCGCGTAGGACGGTCATCTGCTGCGCGGCGGGTAGATGGTGAAATCCATGTCCAAATCCGAGAAGTCCAGCGGCGGCGGGTCATGCACATGCGCTGTCACGGCGATGGAATGCTCGGCGAGTAGCGTGATCAACTCGTTCACCAAGTCTTTGATTTCGACGTCCCAGTTGGCGTGGCGTTCGATGCGGATACGCATAGTCCAGATCGCGTGATCCATTTTCGTGATCACCCGGCCGCGCTGCTCGGAAATGTCGAGCGCGTCCCATAGTTCGTCTTTGAGGTTTTTCATGCGCTGCGTGACAGCCTCATCGGCGATCTGGGCGGCCGTGTTCATGGTGTGCGCGGCTTCGGCTGTGATTTTGCGGCGGTTGACGATCGCCAACACAGCGCCGGCGAGCACGGTGAGCAGCCCGGCGCTTCCGCCGATGAGTGGTATCAGTTCGTTCACAGCGGCTCAATTTCGTGGCGGACGATCATCTTCAACCGTCGCTGCGCACGGCGGATCTGGATTATCCGCCAGACGGCGCCGGCGATGAACGCCGGGAACATGATCGCGGACAAGGTCACCGACAGCGGCGCGGTCGCAGTGACAACCACCGCCCCGTAGATGAGGAACAGGACGCAGATACCCACCCAGCCCCACAGTTCCAACGCCAAACCGAGGGACACGTCGCCGAGCAGCGACCCGACCAGACACACCAGCGACGACAGCAGCAGCAACACCATGAGCACAAACTGGGTTGCCGGGTCCATCAATCTTGGTCCCGGCGGTGGCCCCACAACAAGCTGCGCTACACAGGCCAGAATCCACCACACCAGCACCGAAATCTGCAGCGGGTGGCGTGCTTGCACTTTGACTGCTTTGACCAGTTTCACGGTGTGTCCCGGTTTAGGGGCCCGGATGGCACTTTGTTGCCGTCGCGGTCCACGCGCCAACAGTTCGTCACCCCCGCTATCTCAATCGCCGAACCCAACACGAACCCCCCGAACTCGCAGTGCACATGCACACCATCAGGAGTGAACAGGAAATCGCAGTAGCCGCCCTCACCGCCGAGCACCACAATGTCGGTGCCCTCACCGGGGCAGAACGGTCCCGGCGGCAACGCGTTAGCAGCGGGCGCGCACACCAGCGCCGCAGCGAGCAGAACCGCGGCGCACAGATACCGCACCGTCAGCCCAGTTCGTATTCGACGGCCCGCGTCAGCGACGCGGTTCCTTTACGCCCCACATGCCTAGACCACAGGGAGAACACCAGCGACGCGCACACAGCACCCAACCCGAACTCCACCGAATGCCACCACGGCACCCGCTGGCCGAGTACGTGCACACCGCCGGCGATCACCCCCTCAAACACGTAGGTGATCACCCCGCCCACAAACGATTTGGCGGCGCGCTCGAACGCGTCCTTGAGGAACGGGCGGTCAGGGCTGAGGTTGGCCTTCAACCAACGGCTCGTTTTTGACCAGGAACACCGAGACGGCGGTGACGATGGTGACGGCCACATTGAACACGTGCTTCGCGGTGCCGTCAGGGATGAAATCCAAGACCGGGGTGACCTCGTTCAGCAACACCAGAAGCGCGCCTACAGCGGCCACCACGGTTTTGTAGTACTTGCGGATGTTAGCGAGCATTATTGACCCTTCTCGTAATTGTTTGGGTGCCTGCGCAGCTACTTGACGCAGAACATCTGATCTACGCAGCAACGGAATTTAGAAAGTCGAGCATTGCTGGGACGTACTTCTCGTAGTCGCCGTGCGGCCCGAAACCACGCATAACGAACATTCCCCCGTTGAGCAGCGCCTCGACGATCGCGACGACGTGGTCGGGGGTTTGCGCGCCTGCTGCTGGGATGCCGGGAATGCCGCCGGTACCGAGCGCGCCGACAATAGCCGCCTCGGTGACCGAGATCAGCGTGCCCAGATTGATGCCGCCCGCCATCGCGACACCGAGAGTGGTCATCGCCTCCTGCACGAAGGCGAGCAGGTTCACGCCGTCGAAATTCTGGACCAGGTTGAAGATCAGCGTCTCGTCATGCCCGACCCCGGGCGCGGTGGTCCAGGGTGCGTCACCCACGGGCGCGGCACCATACAGGTCGCCGTCGTTGTTGCAGGACAGCAGAAAATCGGGTGTCTGATCCGGTTTGAGGTCGCTCGGCCCCGAAATGCCGCCCGTCGTGAACCCGTCCAGTTGACCGGGTATCGGGAAGCCAGCGTGAACGTTGCCGTTACACACGCCGGGGCAGCGCATGGGATCGCCGAAGTTCACGATCCCCACCACATCCCCGAGCCGGTCATGGTGCTGCCCTTGCGGGTTGAGGATATCGTCGCGCCACACATAGTCCACCACCAGCGCGCCCTGGCTGTACCCGGACAGGGCGAGTTTCGTGCCTTTCGGGCGTAAACCGATCTGCTGGTTCACCTGAGCCCGTCCCGCCTGCACGGACGGCCCCATCGGAAAAGTAGCCGCCGGATATCCGATGGGTTGCCAATACCAGCGCGGATTGTCACCGGTCAGCTCGTGCCACACCCGGTTCCAGGAGGCGTCTCCACCGATGTTTGCACCGAGTTCCCCCGAGAATCCCGGCCCGAACGGATCCGGCGAACCGGTCCCGTTCACGGTGATGAGGGTGGTTGTCACGACGTCAGGTCGGAGATGTCCACACCCAACTTGGTGGCTATCCGCGCCAGCACTTCTGCGTTGAACGCACCGAAACTCGACGCGTTGATCGCGTGGCCGAGCACCGTTTGCTTGCCGCTGTCAGCTTTGGCCGCTTTGTAGGAAACCCGCGGCAGCCACAGGGTCGCTTCGAACAGGATGCGGGACACGGCGTCACGCAACCCCATCCGCACCCCCTCAGCGGGGGAACCTTCCCGACCCACATCCGCCGCCGGTTCGAACCGCAGCAAATCCCAGCACAGCCGCGACAACCACTCACGCACACTGCCGGACTGCCACGCGTCGAAAGATTGCCCGGTGGCTTTGGATGCCCCATCATATAAGGTGATCTGCGAGTTGGGGTCAACCAACTGTGCTTCCACATCGTCTGCTGTTGCCATAGTGTCCTCTTCTCCGGTTAACTCAGTCCAAATCCTTTGCCACACAACCTGATCCGATTGATATGACCACTGGCCGTAGTCGGTCGTGTGGGCTTCGTTAACGTCGCAGTCCACACCGTTGACGGTGACGGTGCCTGCTCGCTGGTACAGGTTTCTGCGCGGCTCGATGTTGGAGCCTGACCATGCGACGGTCTGCCACCCCCATGTCGCTGCCCCAGCGTCCAGAGCCCGCGACACTACCCAATAGCCGCCGTACACTCCCACATATCCGGGTAGGACGGTGCCGGCGCCGAACAGATAGTCATTGATGGCGACCTGCTGAGATTCGGCGGCATCGAAATCCACCGAAAAATAGATCGGCCTGTCGCGGCGGCCGCCGCACGCTAACACTTGCGCGAGTGCGGCTTGCGCGTCGGCCACACCGGCGTCGTGTCCCGCCAGCGCGCGGTCGGCGGTAGTTTCCCAATTAGATACGATGTCAACGCTATTGGCGCGCAGGTCGTCCGCCTCAGACGGCGTGAGCAGCTTGCCGGGTAGCCCCGGTCCCCCGTCGGACAGGTAGCGGACCACGAAGTCGTATCCCGCTTGTTTGATCGCTGCACCGCCCGGACGCCCGCCCGCATAGTCCAGCCCGAGCGGGACGACCGGGATGGCGTCTTCGATAGGGCCGGGCACATACCACCAGTCATTCCAATATGTGCTGTCTGGTGAGATCGCACCGCCGGGCAATGTGCAGCACCCCGAATCGCCGTTGGACTCCATAACCACACCGTCAACAACGCAGTGCATGTGCGAATCTGGGCCGCCCGCACCCTCATGATGCAAGTCGATGCGTACCGCTGCATCAGTAGGAATATCTGCCGGTGCAGCGACATGGACCAAATCGAACGGTCCCACCGTCTGTGGCCCATAGGGGCGGTAGCGATAGCTTTCGGTGCTCAATCCTTCGCGGCCCCAAATCATCTGAGGTCCGTTAAACACCGCAGATAGTACGTCAGTGACTAATCCAGAGCAGTCGCATCCCACGCTTGCGTCGTTCGGATCCCAGGTTCCACCGTAGACGTAATCGTCACCGAGCCGGGCGCGGAAAATCTGTTTTGCATACTCGACGCCAGTCCGTTGAACGCCCATAAGCAACCTTCCCAACGGGAGAACAATCCACCACCAGCGGCCCACCGAAAACGGTTCATTCACAACGGGCTAAAGCCCCAAAGACGCCTGGGCACAGGTCTGCGTGAGTTGTCGGAAACTCATGCAGACGGTGCAGGGGGCGGTACGAGTCCCTGCAATGCGCTGACGGCGCTGTCGAGGCCGGTGAAGTCGATCGCCGGGTTCGCTGCCTTCAAAGCGTCGATCTCCGCTGAAATCGCGGACGTTGCCGCAGTCAGCTCGGCTACGTCGGCGTCGAGTTTGTCCTGATCAGCCATGACGATCCTCATTTCTTGTTGAAGCTGCTGTGTTTGTTGCAGCAGTTGTTGCGCCCACCACGGCGGCGGGCGACGATTGAAAATGCTCACGTCGGTTCTTCCGTGTCCAGTCCAGTGAGTGCCCGGATGTATTGGGAGCCTTCCCAATCGCTGTGGCTAACCGCATGAGCCCCGCCAGCGTTGGTTCTGTGGTGGAACACGCATAGCCACCGGAAGTTCTGCTCCGATTCGACCCACGCGCCGACTTCGTCCGGATTGGAGATGCCGGGATAGTCGTGCTCGAGCGCGGCTAGGTCGACGCCCTGCTGTAGCGCGAACTCGATGTGGGCGTGGTGCAGTTCGAGCCCAGACATTTCACCGTTAGCGTCGATGACGCATGGGTTTCCTTGCACGTCGCGGCAATCCTGAAAGCCGACCCGCTCGCCCGTGTAACAGCGTGCGGTAGCGCGGGTTTTGCGGTGGTAATGGTCAAAGTCCTTGTAGTGCGGGTCATCTTTGCGTGCTGGGTGCGGCGGAAAATGAACGACGTAGCGGTGCGATTCGGTTTGGTCGTGCGCGGGAACGTCAGACACGAGTGAGGGCGTCCAGATCGGCGCGCAAAAGCTGGTCATCAACGCCGTCAATGTCTTTGGCTGCGATCATCATTTCCTCGGACAGTGCGCAGATCCCCTGATTGTTGTAGGTGGTGTAGAAGCGGGTTGTGAACGGCTGCAACACACCCCACGTCACTCCGATACCCATGCCGTTTTGGCGGCCGAAGCACGGCACATAGTGGCCCCCGACGATGCTGGCACCGTCCACCACGTCCCACGGCTGCCCGTCCTGGGTTTGTTGCATCGCGCTATCCGGCAGCGCGAAGCCGAGCCCAACGGATTGGAACAGGTAGGTGGCGACCCACAGCTCCCGCAGATCACCAGGATTCATGTCGACCACCGCAGCAACTTTGTGGCGGACACCGTTGGCGTCGAGCAGCCCTGTTTGCATCCAATAGTCGGCCATCTGACCGACATCGGTGCCCTGATCGGTCGGATTATCATCCGCAGGGTAGGGGTTGCCGTCAGCATCGAGTGGTGTAAACCCGGTGATGGCACCGTAATTCGTGAGTGTGACGGCATCGTCGAAGGCGCACGGGCGTTTACCTTCCGCGCAGAACAGCAGAGTCTGATGCTCCGGGCCGCAAATTGCGCAGCACCCATAGACGTCGTTTGCCAATACGCCCCAAGCGTCTGGGGGGATCAGTGGGTAATGCCCGAACGTTCTTGGCGGCTCGGGTAGTTTCGAGAAGTCCAGGTAGGTGGCTAGCCGCAGCCGTACCGCTCCTGGGCGCGGCGGACGTAGACCAAGTTTCACTGTTGGACTCCTAGATGGTCACAGGCCGAGGGACGCCCGGTACAGGTCGGCGTAATGCTGCTGCCCGTAAATGTTGGGGTGCCAGTTCGTTGAATCGCCTGTGGCAGCGTTCATGTAGCGGGTGGATGTGGTGGAACACCCGTTGTCAGTCACCTGGAACGGTGACCCTGGCACCATCGGATCTACATACTGAATGTCGAGGCCGGGGTTAGCCGCCGCAACCGTTTGTGTACCGATGCGGATAGCGTCGTTGAGCTTATGCAGCTCGGTATCGAACATCGTTTGTTCGCCTGTCGACAGCCATGTGCATGTGCCTATGGGCTGTCCGGGTGGCGCGATGACCCACGGATAACCGGCCATGCGGACTTTCGCTCCGGGGGCCACGCCGATGACGGCGCGCACAACGTTCTCAATCTTGGGTTCCAACTGGGCGATCGCGGTATCCACGGTGGCGATCTGCTGCGCCGGTGTCGGCGCATACCCAGTGTTGTTCGTCGGAACACAGTCGCCGTAGAACGTGCCTACGACGCAGTTGACAAGCAGTTGCAGCAACTGGACGTCGTTGCCGCCGATCGTCATGGTGACCAGCTTCGCGTTGGCCGTTAACTGGGTCATCTGCGGCGCTTCCCAGCCGAACGTGTTGAGCACGTTTGCGGTTGTGGAGCCGGCGCACGCCGGATTGGTCAGCTGCCACCCATATTGCGCCGTCAGCAGCATTTGTGCTGCTTTGGTGCTGCGGCGACAGTTCCCGCTGATCATCGTAGAATCTGGTGTGCCACCTGGGATTTGGTTCGCACCCTCACCTGAGCTGTAGGAGTCGCCCATCGCGACATACACCGAACCGGCCGGCAGGGGGGAAGCCGTGGTCGTGGTGGTGGTCGTGGTGGTGGGCGCCGTGGTTGTTGTGATCGACGTGGTTGTTGTGCCCGTCGTGGCGGCCGTTGTTGTGGTGTCGGGGATGACGATTGTGACCGGGGCGGTGAGTGTGACGGTGCTTGCGGTCGCGGCCGGGGTCCACGCCAGATGCGCAGCGCCTGGGCTGGTTTGGTGGGTTGCGGTGACAGCGATCGCCGCAACAAGCACGGCTACGGCCGCGCACCCTGCGGCGCGCTTCACATGATTCACTTTGTCTAGCTCCAGTTACCCAAGTTGGTTGCTGTGTTCGCCCCGAATGGGGTCAGCTTTATGTAGGAGTTGGCTTTCATCACCGCCGCTGTGCCGGTGGCTGCCGACAGTTGCAATTGCGGGATGAAGGTGCCTGCGGCGTTGATCCGCACAGTCCCATACAGCACGATGTTGACGTTTTCCGTCGCCGACGTAGACGCGGCGGTCACAACAAACGCGGTCCCCAACGTGGTGGTGTGGCCGATCTGCGCCGCACCGACAGCTGAGCTCGTGTTAGACAGCGCGACAGCAGTAATCCGGCCGGAAGTGAGGGTGGCAGTCCCGCCGAACAGCACCGCCCATGTGTGCGACGTGATACCGGTGTTGGTGATGGTGTAGTTCGCCTCCAATAGATACGAACTCGAGCCGGGCAACGTGATGGCACCGTTGGTGGTGGCGTTGAACGCGGCTTGCGCGGTCGCCACGTTCGACAAAGTGAAATCGGCTGATAGTGACATCATGAAAATGTCGGCGGACGGCCACACGGTGCCCGCCGAGTCCAAACGCCTTAAACGCGGCAACGTTTCAGAGGAAACGTAGATGGCGTCTTTACCCGCAGCCGGGGTGGACGGGGTCGCTACCTCGTTGAGTCGCAGTTCACCAGCCAAGATTCGTACCTATCTTTCGTTCAACTGCTAGGACACACCGGCGAAGTGGCGCAGCCGCGCAGTGTTGGTGTAGGTGCCGCCAGAGTTATTGCTGTTAATGCCCCACCCGATCTGGTCGGGGGTGATGAAATCGGTGCGCCCAACACTTGAATGCGCCACCCAATCGACACCGTTGTTGGAGTATTCGAGGAACCGTGTTGTGGCGTCGTCGCGCACGCGCAGCCAGTTCGGCAGCCCGTTGATCAGGGTTGCTGTCGCCCGCGTAGTGTAAGCGGCAGAGAAGGTAGTGGCGGTGGTCCATTTGGCTGCTGCCAAAGTCCAGTTACCCTGAGCGCTGTCGAAGGACGCCGCGAACGTGACAAGGCTTCCGCTGCCAGAGTTGCGGAGAATAATCCCGCCACCCGAATAGTTGGTCCCAAACAAGGCCCAATCGAAATAGAACACGGCCGTGTAATTACTTGCAGGGCTGAGGGTTCGGGTTTCTCCTGCCCAACTGTCGCCAGCGCTGGACGCCAGCGTGGAGACCCGGCTGTCCAGTCCGGTGGTGACCGAGCCGGAGTTCAACGCCGACCAGCCAGATGTAGGTGGCGGCGTGAACGCGGTCAAGACGCCGCCGCGGGTCATGTCCCAACTCGACCCGTTCCACCGGTACTCGTTACCAATGTCGGTGCATTCGTAAAGGTCGCCGACAGTGGTACCGTTGCCGGGTCGCGAAGCGAACGCTCCTCTCCCGACGACAATTGAACTGACACCGACTTCCAGCGACGAAGTCGCGGGTATCTCAAGGCTTGTCGTAGACGCGATCTCTAACACGTCGCGGGCCACAAAGTCCTGTGACGCCAACAGTGTTGTGTCGCGCTGCGTCTTCCGCGCGTCGAATAAACTGCCGGCGAAGGTGTCCAGCGTGACCGCTCCGGAGCCATCGAAATTCACGCCGTTGATCGCGCGTGGAGTTGTCAACGTCGCAGCTGAACCGGTGGTGTTCTGATTCCACGTCGGAATACTCGACGCGCCCGTCCCGCCGTTGACGACTGGCAGCACACCTGAAACCTGTTCGGTGAGGTTGATTTCCTGACGCGCCATCAGCAGCTCGCGCTTACTGCCGCAACACACTCCGCGCAGAACAACTGGCGGGACTGCGCCGACCAACCCATCTTCGCCAACACCGGCAGCACCCCGTCAAGGTCGAACGCCTGCAAAATCACCTGCGCACCGCAGTCATCGCAGTCGACGATGTAAGTGCGAAGCTCCCGAATCACTTCTGGTAACTGGCCCGCAGGTTGTCGCCGGTGGCGGGCGCGTTGATCATGGTGATGGTGGCGCCGCTGATCGTGTAGTCCAAACCAGCGCCTTTCAATAGCAGGATGCCGTCCTGGAAAATCTGCTCCGTCCCCGCCAGCGGCGTGTTTGCCAATGTGAATGAGGTGTTTGAGCCGTTGATGGTGCCGGACGGGGTTTCGTTGACAACGAAATCCGACGGCGCCATATAGTCCGTGCCCGCGGTGGCGGCGGAGATGGCGGTGCCGTTGCCTTTCAACACACCGGTGACGCTGGTGGACACGGTGATCGCCGGGGTGGTGGTGGCGTTAGCGACCGTGCCGGCGAACCCGTTCGCCGACACCACCGAAACGGTGGTCACACCAGCAGCGTTGGTGAACTTCGTCCACTGCATGTTCGTGGTGCCGTAGGTGAACGCGGTGTCCGGTGACGGCGGGTCGGTCACCATATAACCCAAACCCTTATTACTGGTGCCGGCGTCGATCAACACGTAGGCGCCGGTCGGCTGCACGGACCCCGACAGGGGCTGGTTGGATGTGGAGTCCCGCGCCACCGTCAGGTTGGTGGTGTTGCTGGAGATGGTGTAGATGCCGTTCGCTGGCTGATCGGTGCCTGCCCCAGTCGAATCGGCGGTGCCGACACCGGTGGCGGCGGGGGCGTTTTTGATCAGAATGCGGTCCCCTACCGCCGGGGAAACCCCGTCGACGGTGGTGCCAGAGATTTGGGTCACCGACCCGGATGCGATGGTGAAAGTTTCCGAACCTGTCGTCGCCGCCACCACAGAACCCTTGGGGGACAATCCTTGCACGTAGGCTTGCAGCTGCGACAGGTTGACGGCGTCGTTAGCGCCGGTGCCGTTGGCGACGTTGGTGAGCCGGTTGGAGCCCATCGACTGATTCGCAGTGAACGCGTTCGTGCCGCCAGCGACGATCACGCTCGAGGCGACTTGCCCCGACCCGACGCTGTTCGCTTTGATCTGAGTTGCGCCGTTAATCTGCTGCTGAGCCATAGGATTCCTCTCCCTATTGCATTAGATAGTCGATGGTGACGTTATCGACCGTTTGTGGTGGGTTGCTGAAATGGATTGTGGTGGACGATGTTTCGGTGTATCCGACACCTAAATGTTCACGCAGCCCGTTCAGATACACCCGTGTTGAGCCGGTCTGGAACGCGTGCGTGGTGGTGAACGTCTGGTTGATTCCGTTGATCAGCCCGGCGGGGGTTTCGTCATAGACCTGCGTCCCCGTCCCTGGCGGCCCGGCTGGGCCTTGCGGGCCCGGTGCGGGCACAACAATGACCTGAGCACCGTCGGACGCGGTGACCGGCGCGGCTTGGGTGGGTGCCGCGGTGATCGCGAACTGCACCGGGGCGGCAACAAGTGCAGGTTCACCCATCGAACCGTTTCACCGTCCCATACGCGCCCACCACCTCAGTACTGGGTGTGGTGGGGAACGATGCGATGACCCGCCACGGCGTCGAAGCCGGTACCGTATCAGTCACTGCGGATTCAACTTTCACGTTGGCGTTAAACCCCGAGATTGTTGCGACAGCAGTGATCGGCGCTGAGGGCACATCGATGATCAGGGTGACCGTCACCCCGGACGCGTAGTTGACGAACGTTGTGCCATCCCCGGACGGGTTGTTTTGGAACGTAACCGCCAAATCGCCGCCCAAAGCGAGCGGAAGATAGTACTTGGGCGGCGGCGAAAACAGGTATGGGGTTGTCATGCCGGGACGAGGTCGATGCCGGCAGCGCAATACAGCTGGCTGTTGGTGGTGGTGGCCGTGACCGTGCTTGCCCCTAGAGCGTCGGCGAGGAGCAGGTAGTGCGGCTGGCTGAACCCCGAGGAGTTGAAATTGAACCCGCGGACACGTTGGTTGAAGTCCTGGGGTGCGCCGTCAAACCCGGCCGCGATGATGACGCGGTGCCCCGCCGCGGAAGTCACTGGGAGGCTCATTGTTGCGCCAGTGGAGGGGCCGGCGCTGGTCGCGCCTGTCACCGAGGCCACCCCGGACAGCGACATCGATTCCAGCATGAGACCAAACACCAGCCCGGATGAAGCCACATTCCCTGTCAGTGTTTGGGTGGAGGAACTGGTGGGGTTAGCGCGCCCGAAAATGTGGACGGAGCCGTTGAGGTTGCCGCCCTGGTTGAAGTCCACCGACACCAACCGTGTCATCGCCCCATCCGTACATGACATTGTCAGCGTGGAATAAGCGGTATAGCTCGCCGAGCTGCTCGGGATAATCGTTAACGCACCCAACAGGTATCGGTTGCCGGCGGTCCCGACCGCGTTGGTGCCCGTCACCGTGCCGCTGGAGGCGCTTCTACCGCCAGTGCCGATAGCGTCGTCCTGAATGCCGGTCGGCGCGGCGCCGGTTGAGCCTGAAAACACAATTCCCGAAATAACGACGTCCACGTTCGTTGAGGACGGGGCGAACCCGGAGATGAAATCGCCCTCACCGAGCCAGTCGCCGGACCCCAAATCGACTCTCGTCCCGGCGGCGACAGACTCGCCGCTCATGATCTTGTTGGTTGCGCCGGATGTGCCGCCGGATTTGACGATCGACAAGGTGACGTTGCGGGCTGAGCCGTCGACGTTGGTGACACGGATTTTGGACAGTTTGACTGTGGTGCCCGCCGCGGCGGTGTAAAGCACCGTGTCGGTCGTCGCCAGCGACTGTGACACCAATGTTTGGGGTACTGCGCTGGCAGCGGTTTTCAGATCAGCCATTCAATCTCCTTGTTAGAGTGCGACTTCCCATTGGCCGGTGGAAATCACCAAACCCCAATCGTCTTCGCTGTCGGTGACGGCGAGCATCCACAAATCGAAGCCGCCCGCGAAGCCGTGCGGCCCGGACGGTGAGACAGGCGACAGGTCGGCGGCGTTCCACTGCGTGATGCCCGGCGGTGGATAGTTGACGGATTCGACACGCTTATGCAGCCATCCCAAACCGGTTCTCAGGTTCTTGGAGCCGGTGTAGACGCTGTTGATGTCGGCCCACCCCACGGTGGCGAGCACGTTGTTGTGCGCGTCGTACAGCGACGCGGTGTAGACATTGCCTTTTACATCGATCTCCACGGCGGCGGCGGCAGGTGTGACATCGGCGGCGTTGCGTATCCGCACCACCCCACCCATGCAGGTGACGATCTTCAAAGAATCCGCTGGGCCGCCGCCGGTGTGCAGCGCCGCTACCCATTCGGTGCCATCAGGTTTCATCCGCGCTATCGCCATGCCGCCCCGATCCGGCCCCGCTGGCACCGCGGCCAGGGTGATCCGCGAAGAGTGGTCCGGGGACTGCTGATTGCTGTTGTAGGGGGCGACCGTGTTGTACATGCCGTCGGTGGTGGGCGCCACCGGCAGGGCTATCCCACTGGAAACCGCGAAACCCAAACCCAGCAGGTCGAAAACCGTTGGCAGCGTAGACCCTGTGAACAGGTAGCTGAAGCGTGCCTGCAGCCCTGACGGCGGGCTCGTCGTGAACGTTTTCGCGGAAGACGCTGCCGATTCGTTGCCGGCCGCGTCCATAGCGGTGACCGTCGCCGAATACGCTGTGCCCGGTGTTAACCCAGTCAGGGTGGCGGAAGTGCTAGTCGCGTCAGCGACTTTCGAGCCGCCTAGGTAGACGCGGTATCCGATGACCGCCACGTTGTCTGTCGCCGGGTTCCACGTCAACGCCGCCGACGTGGCAGTGACGTCGGTGACCATCAACCCGGTCGGCGCTGATGGAGGTGTTGTGTCGACAGTGCCTGCGCCGCTGATTGTTTTCGCGTACTCCCAGATCGGGGTGCGGTGCGTGAAATCCGGGTTGACCATCCCGAATGTTCCGCCGACACCGTCACCGCCGACATAGCAGCGATAGTTGTATATAAACCATGTGCCCAGGTTCAATGCGGCGGTGTTGGCGGTGAGCAGATCGATGATCGCTTTCAACCGGTCCCGTGTTTGCGCAAGCGTTGCCGCGTCAGCGTTTAACGGGGCATCTTCCCCGGTTTCGGTGATCCAAATCTGCTTCCCTGTGTCACCGTTGGCGTTCATCACTGCCCGCACACCGGGCAGGTAGGTCCACTGCCTTTCCGTCGTGGTGGGTGTGACGCCTTCATCGAAATACAGGTGAAACCCCACGGCGTCCATGAAGTTTTGGCATCCCGCCGCGTACAGGTCGGTGTACCACTTCACCGGGTCTGATGTTGACCCGAAGATGATGAACGGCGGCAGCGGCGACGGCGCCCACGCGTTCGGGTCGGTGAAAATGGGGATGGTTCCGCCAGCGATCACTGTCGAGCTGGTGTGTACCGATTTGATGGCGGTGTAGGCGGCTTTCAGGAAGGGCGCGAACGCGGCGCCGTCCGCGACGCGCGGCGGGTTATCTGACCGGTTCGATTCGTTATAGATTTCAAACGCCGACACCGTGTTCTGCAACGCTCCGGTGCCCGACGGCCCGTACCGTTGCGCGAGGAATTTGCATTGATTCGCCAACGATGCGACGGTCCCGTCGTAGCCGCCCGGCAAACTGGGGTTGCCGATCACAACCAGCAGCGGCTTCAACCCCGCCGCGACAGACTGCGTGACCGCATTATCCAGGTTGTCCAGGGTGCCGACCTGCACAGCCATCCGCACCCACGAGCCGCCCAACTCGGCGATGCCGGCGATAACTTTCTCAACATCGGCGTCGGCGATCCAGGAGCTCCCCCAACACAATTCGGCCTGGTTGTAGCCGTAGACGGTCACCAGGCGTACCCCACTACCTGGTTGATCGCCGAACCGTAGAAGCCGTCCTCATTTCGGTCGAACCCGTTCGAGGTCAACACAATGTTTCGGTGGGAACTGTCATGCGCCACAACACCCCCCGAATCCGTCCAGGTCAAAAGCGTTGAGCCGTTACGCATCACAGTGAACTGGTTCACCCCGTCGGTGCGGACATCCAACCCAGCAGAAGGGGTGAGCCTGTCGACCCCAGTGAAATCGACCTGCGCCTGAACCACCGTCAATGTGGGCGACGCCGCCGTAACAATCCGCAGGGAGTCACCGGCGAATCCCGTATACACTTCCAGGCCGGCCCAACGGGCTGCGGCGGTGTCCGAGCAGATGCCGAGCCGGGCAACACCGCGCATGTTCGGGTTGATCACCATATGCGCGCCGTGCTTGTCACTCGCGGCGCCGGCCCGATACGCAACCACCTCCGTCGCGGATTGGATGTAGTTGCCGCGGGTGCTCAACGCCAACGTGCCGACAAGGTTCGACCAACCCGTCACCCCGTTGGAGGCGAAGTTGTGGCTGAACCCCGACGAGTTGATAGCGTTGATTTGGGCTTGCTGCGTGGACTGTTGCCCGAACAGCAACGCCAGCAGCGCACCGGGCACTTGGGCGGTTTGGTTGAGCAACGCCAACCCCAGCGACAGCGGATCGTTGCCGGTGGCGGCGGTCCCCGTCACCCCCGTGAAGAGAACATCGATGATCTGCTGGAAAGAACTCCCGATCGCCGTGACCACGGAGCCGGGGTTCGTCAAATCAATCCCGTTGAACACGGTGGAAAGGTCCACACCGGTCTGCTGCTTGATGATCGCGAGGAGGTTGGAGACGCCGGGGATGGCTTGCGCCCACGACTCAAGTTGGGTGATCGCATTGCCGGGGAGCAGGAACCCGGTGACCGCCTGAACCACCACTTGCAGGATGGATTGGATGAGGTTGGAGCGCAGCTGGTCGAGCTGCGCCTGTGACATGTTCTGCCACTGGTAGGCGGGGGCGGGAGCGTTGTGGACCGCCGGGTTCGACGGAACGTTGGTCACCCAGGCGGGTGCGGTCAAGTTATGACCCTAAGCCGGTTTGGCTGCCGGGGATCGGCTGCACCCGCACACAGAAACTGGTTGTTGATGCGGAGGTGGTGAATGTGTTTGTGCCGGTTTGCCGTTCGGCGCGCAGATAGATGGTGGCGGCACTCCCGGCTGGGATTTTGTCGTAGGTGTCGGCGGATGCGGCGGGTGGCCCGGATGTCAGCGTGTTCACCATCGGCCCCACTCCTGGCAGGCCGAAGCCGCGGCCAACGATGTTGCCGGCGTTGGGGTCGTTGAGGCGGGCGATCAGATCGACCTGGACGTCGGTGCCGGTGCCGGTGATCACAGACTGCCCCGACACTTGGGGGCGCCAGTCGAAGCTCTGCGCGGGCACCGCCACCGAGCACAGCGTGAACACGGAATTACCGGACGGGGTGGGCAGGATCGTAGCCGGGACGTAACGGTCCCCGACCAGCGGGTTGGCGTACACCAGGCCGTCCGCATCAATATCCACGACGAGGATTTGGCCCGGTAGCGGGGTGCCGAACACGTCGGAGGCACCGGTGACCGTCGTTGTTCCCGCCGCGCCGGGCGGCCCTTTGTGCAGGGTGAGGTTCAGCTGGTACACGCCCGGTGAGAGGGTGGTGAATGTCGCCGAATCCGGTGTCGGGTCACCGTAGTTGAGGGCGGTCAGGTTGACGGGGGTGTCCAGCACGGCGGCTGCGCCGGGGTCGCCCTGCGCCAACGCCGGCAGCCCGCCCACCCCGCCGTCGGGGGCGGCGATGGCGATGAACATATTCGACGCCGGATCCCAGTCCAACGGGATCTGAAAATTGGCTGTCGAAATAACGAGATAGTCGACGCCGCCGATTGTTTGTTCCGTCCAGCCTGTTACCGGCATCGTGCTCCTACAATTTTGGGTTTTTAGCTTTGCGGCGCAAGTGTGAGGACGCTGTACGCCTCGAAAAGCCCAGTGATGAATCTTTGGTGCTTCGCCAGGGGTGCCTCTTCGGCTTTCCCGTCGCCGATCTGAACTAATATGTCGCGTTCGGTTTCGGTGAGCCGGAACATGATCAAATCGATGTAGTCGGTGTAAAGTTTCGTGCGGCCGTGATACAAGATCGACATCAAGCCGCCACGAAACACGTCCTTACCCAACGTGTAGACTTCGCCGTTTCGGAACGTTGCCTGCGCGCTCGTGTATCCGCGGGAATCCCAGAACGCGTTGATGAAATCAAACACCGTTTCGATGTTGTACGGGGATGAGGTGGTGGCGTGGAACACCTCAATGCACGGATGGTACGGGCCGACATCATTTCTGCGGGAATACAATTCGATCAGCTGGAACGCCAGAAACGCGTTATTCAGGAACCCGTCAAGCAAATTCGACGGGATACCCGTCACCCCGATCAGGATTGAAATTGAGTCGATGATCCACGAATAGGTGGCGTTCATCAAATCGTTCAGCCATTTCGGGGAGCGGCCGCCGATGATTTGTTGCCACCCTTTGGGGGTGTGGTCGGTGATTTTGCAGGTTTCCACCGACCCCTTCTGTCCAGGTTCTGGGGCGATCAGTATCGCCCACGGCGCCACATAATCCACACCCAGCAACGGTGATTCGAACACGCCGGCCTGCATACCGGGCACCTGCTGAATAATCGAGGGGAACAAATTCCCGAATGAGCCGCCGATGTCGACGACGGTGCGCACCACCGAATCCAGCACATTCCCGAACGGGCCGGTGATTTGGGAGCGGTCCTTCGTGGACACCACGTAGGTGGGCTGCTCGAGGTTGGCCCACTCGTCGGGCTGGTTGTCGCCGGGCAGCCACAAATCCACCCGAACATCCACGCCGTAGGCTTTGGTGATGTCTTGGATGACGGTGCCGCACGACTCCATCCGCACCGTGCGCGCCACCAAAGGACTCGTGTCCAGGAGCGGGTTGGTGCGCATCACATACACTGGGGTTTTCAGCATCTGGAAAATGTTGCCGTTGCCCTGCAACAAGGTGCCGAACCACGCCAAAATGTCAGGGTTCAGCGACAGCGCGTTGTTGACGAACTCCCACAGCCCCGACTGAATCCGCAGGGCGCATTCGGACACCATCGTTTCGATGACGGTCTGCAAACCCCAAATGAACACCGCATGGGAAAACACCTGCGCCTGGATGGGGAGGAAAAAGTCGGGCCAGATTTGCAGGAAGTTCAGGATGTCCCAGATGCCTTTGAGGTTGGCTGTGCCGACCCAGGCGCCTTCTTTGAACTCGTAGTCGAACGTGTCGACGTAGTACGCGAATCGCAATCCTTGCGTTTCGACGGTCACCCCGACCATCGTGGTGCGACACGACATCATCGTGTCGATGAGCACCGAGCTGCCTTTAAGTTTCAGGGTGGCTGTTGGCAGGTTGTTGCGGACGTCGGTGCCGGTCAACTCGATCATGTCGTCGCCGACCTCGCCCAGAGGCTGCCAAAGCTTGTCGTACACGGTGATGATCCACTGCACATCGACAGCGGATTCGAGGGCGGCGAGTTGTTCGGCGGCGTCCGCTCGGGACAGCAGATCGCCGTATAAAAGTTGCGTGTTCAACCCGTCGATCTGGTCGGGGGTCACGCCGAGCGGCTGGGTGATCGCCATCAGTACGGAAGTCTCCGCAGCGGGGTGCCCGCACCCAGGATCATCGAGTTCACACCGTCCCCGCCGGTCATGGACACGGCGATGTTGTAAGGCTGCACGGGGTTACCTGGTGAGCGGGCCGGTATCGGTCGGGAGAAGCGGCCTTTCAACAGCGAATACAAGTTTCCTTGCGGGGGTGCTTGGCCGGTGCCGAGGATCCCGAACACCGCCTGAACCACCCCCAGCAGATCGGTGGACAAACCGAACGACAGGAACGACAAGAAGTCCAGCAGCGCCTGGCCGAACGTTTCCTGGGCTTGCGGGGTGATCGGGGTGGCGGACAGGTCGACGACGCCGCGTTTGCGGGGGTCGGTGCGGATTTGGGCGACCTGGCCGGCGAGCAGCGGACCGAACTGCACCATGTTCGGCGAGTTGGGGCCGTCGCCGAAGCTGAACGTGCCCGGACCGAAACAGGTGAACCGCGGCCACATCGGCTGATCCCCGACGTTGACGAACTGGGCGAACCCCGACCCGTCAGCTGGTCCCAGTGAGTTGACGCTGTCGTAGGAACGCCAGAACGCGTCGTATCCGCGTAGCCGCAGCGACAGCTTCTGCCGGTTGGTTTGTATCCCATCCACCGGATCGACGGGGGCGGCTTGCCAGCGCACCGGCGCCCACCACCGCCCCATGTCTTGGGTGAACCACGACAGTTCAGAGGTTTGGATGGCGTCGATGGAAGCGACCAGGTCGTGGACGACTTTGCGGGTGTGCTGCGGGTCACGCCCGCGCGCCATCACGGTCATCTCAATTTCGGCTGGGTCGTAGAGGGAGGTGACGAACGTTTTACCGTCCTGGGTGGCACCCTTCTGGTCGATCTGCTTCCACGGCGGCACCAAACCCTTCAAGTCTTTCAACTCGACCCGCTCGGGGATGGTGCGGTCACACAGCGACGGGCCGCCCATCAGGTTGAACACAATCGAGTTGTCGTAGGCGCGCAGCGCCACTATCGGGATGCGCCCGTCGAGCACGTAGTAGGCGCCGTGCGGGGTGATCGGGCCGGCCGGGTAGCGCACCGCGGGGATGGGGCGGGCGGTCACCTGTTGCCTATCGCGGCCATGTTTTCGCTCATGTTGCTGAGGTGGTGGGCCAGATCGGCGCCGGCCCGGTCCTCGGTGGCGCCGTTGTTGTTGTAGGTGACGTTGATCGGCGCACCGCCGGAGCGGCTGCCGTCGCCGTGGTCGGCTTGGTTTTTGGGTGCCGCCGCTGGTTGGCCCGCCACATTAGGCAGGGCTGGGCGTGCCCCCGCTAAACCGCCGGCGATGCGGGTGATCCAGTTTTTGTTCGCCAAATCCGATCCGCCCATGGGCAGGAACGTGTCCAACAAGCCACCAACCCCGATCCCCACCGCCTGGCCGGCGAATTGGATGGCGCGGTTCGCTTCCTTCATGCCCGTTGCGGCGGCCTGCCCTATACCGGGGAAAGCGCTCGCCGCCACGTTCATCGCGGTGTCGAGGCTGCCGCCCGGAGTGATCCCCAACCCGCCCCCGCCGGGGTTGGAGGGGGATTCGACACCGCCGATCTTGGTGGTGTCGTCGGGAGATCCGCCGTCGGCGTGGTGCAGCGCGTTGCGGAAGCTGTAAACGGCGCTCTGTCCACCCATCGCGTTCACATCGGCGGCGGTGAGCACGTGCTCCCCAGCGGAGAGCATGGCGGGAATTAGGTCCGACTGCGGACCC